TTTAAAGCTTCTGCCTGTTGTTTTTCTTGCTCAATTTTTTGTTGCTCTCTTTTTTTATCAGAATCTGTACTGTTAATTCTTTGTACGGCAGAATCTTTGGCATTTGCAATTTCTTCTAATTTTCTCTTTAATTTATCAAATTGCTCTGTTGGTAAATCTTTTTCAAGATTATTTCTTAATTCTTCGTAAAAATTGCTAACATTTTTTATCTGCGTTTCTATCTCTGTAATTTCATCACTATGCTTTTCAGGATTATTGCTTTCAAGTTTTGCTTTTGAAATTTCTAAATCTTTTTTCTGTCGAAGAAGTGAAATTAGTTTTCGCTCTTGTTCTTTTAAGGCTTGCTCTTGTTGCTTTAAAGCTTCTGCCTGTTGTTTTTCTTGCTCAATTTTTTGTTGCTCTCTTTTTTTATCAGAATCTGTACTGTTAATTCTTTGTACGGCAGAATCTTTGGCATTTGCAATTTCTTCTAATTTTCTCTTTAATTTATCAAATTGCTCTGTTGGTAAATCTTTTTCAAGATTATTTCTTAATTCTTCGTAAAAATTGCTAACATTTTTTATCTGCGTTTCTATCTCTGTAATTTCATCACTATGCTTTTCAGGATTATTGCTTTCAAGTTTTGCTTTTGAAATTTCTAAATCTTTTTTCTGTCGAAGAAGTGAAATTAGTTTTCGCTCTTGTTCTTTTAAGGCTTGCTCTTGTTGCTTTAAAGCTTCTGCCTGTTGTTTTTCTTGCTCAATTTTTTGTTGCTTTAAAGCTTTATCGGCAGCAATGCTGGTATTTTTTTGTTTTGAGAAAATTTCTGCATCATAAATTTCTCGTGTTTTTCTTTTTAATATCTCAAATTGTTCTGTTGGTAATTGTTTTTTAAGACTATTTCTTAGATTATTATAAGCGGTTTCAATTTTATTTATTTGTTGTTCTAATAATTCAAGTTCGTTATCATGTTTATTTGTATCATTGTTTAACTTAGTTCTTTGAGTTCTTAATTTTGCTTTTTCTTGAGCCAATGAAATTAATTCTTGCTCTTGCTTTTTAAGTTCCTGTAAAGATTGTTTATCAGACAATGCTGCTTTTATAGATTCGACTTGTCTTTGTGTTTTTTCTAAAGAATTATTTATTTTATTAAAAGAATTATTGTCAAGGTCAAACCCTTCAATTTCTGAACCTAAATTATATAAATCAAGATATGATTTTTTTAGTTTATCGATTTGTGTTAATAATGTTTGAAATTGCTTACTATTTTTGCCAAGCTTAGTTAATTTAATTTCTGATGAGTTTATTTCTTTTTGGATAGAAACTAATTGTTGATATATATATAATAAATCTTTTGCTGAATCAACCTTTTGTTTATCAGTTTTTCCCTGTTGTTCATTTGTATTCTTTGTTATTTTATTTAAAGAGAGTAAATTAGTCTTAAGGTCTTTATTAGCTTTAGATAAATCCTGTATAAATTTTAAAGCTTTGTCATCAGTTACCGAAATGTCAATTTTTATAGGTTCACATTTTATATTTTTAATTCTATTCTCAATTTTTTGTATAGCATCAGATTCCAACTCTAATCCGAGCATAACATTATAATCAGCCATTACACCATTCCTTTGTATTAAAGTGCAAGATTGCACTTGATTATAGGTGCAATCTTAATTATTATTTGACTCTTGAATTTTATTCAATTCTTCGCTAAAACTTTCTTTTTCTAACTCTGCTCTAAGTTTTGCAAGACCTTTCCATTTTCTATCTTTAGCAGTTGCATCATTGTATATATTCAACATTTCTGAGCTACCCCATTGTTGCAATTCTTGTACCAATTCGGCTTCAAGCCCTGCTGCCAATAAAGTAGTACACCAATAATGTCTTGTAGAATGAGGATAAAAATGCTTACTCAAAGGTTTATCCCATTTTTCCATCCAACTTCTTATAGTACTGGTAGTAGCTGGCTCTCCATCAGATTTAACAAAAATATAATTATGCTCTATTCCGTTTTCTTTCATAATTTGTTCTCTGATAGGCAACCATTGTTTATAATAGGGAAGGAATACATCTTTTATAATATATCTTTTTATTCGTTTGCCATTCACACCTCTACCTTTTACACGCATTTCATTAGTAGTTTCTAAAAATAATCCTTCAAAAGCTAAATTATTCTCATCTATGAGGTCTATTGTAAAATTAGCAAATTCATCAGCTCTTGCACCAGAACCCATCATAAGTGATAATAAACATTGCTCTTGAGGCTTGTTTATCTCACCTAACCAATTCATAAGCCCATAAAGTTCATCTTTGGTAAAAACTGACTTCTCTCTGATAAGTTCTTTAGCTGGCTTTTCAATCTTCTTTACTATATTTTTAAAATTCGGATAGTATTCGTCCATAACATTCTCAATCCAATCACTAAGACTACATAAAGAGGAGTGCATTTGATGAAAACGATTAGGACTCCATTTTAACTCAGTAACCCCAAAATCAAAGAAATCGAGTATTTCAAATTTCTTTAAGTCAATAAAAGATTTATTGTCACAATATAATAGAACATAGCAAAAGAAAATATTATAGTTTGATTTATAGACCAATACTGATTTTGGTGAACGCTTGGTTGAAAAATTCTTTAAAAATCTATCAACTAATTTTTGATTTTCTGGATTTATCTGTTCTATTAATTCAGAAGAAGTAATAACCTTTCTAAATGTTAATCTTTTTTTATTCTGCATAACATCACCTCATTTCTAAAAATAAAATAAGGGCTATTTTTTCACAGCCCCTTTAATCATATTTATCAGATTTTTCTGTTGTCTGACAACCTGCTGACCTACATATTCAGCACATATCTTAAATTTTAAGTGTTAGTTGAAATAAATCAAATATTTCTTTATTAATGATAAAATCCTTATTTTATCTAACTTCTATGCCTCTATCTCTTAAAGCTTGCACAATCAAATCTATTACACCATAATCATCTAAATCTAAAATGAGCATACTTTCACCCCAAACAGAAGTCCATTTTCCTTTCGGCATATAATTACATCCAAAGTGTCCGTGCTGTCCATTTAATGTGTCTTTAACAATTTCAACAGTGGAATGTTTTTCATTTTTATAATGTATTTTACTTAAATCAAAATAAACATTTGCTTTAAATCCATGACTTGTTGATGTTACTTCTGTCTTTACTAAAGACTTTAAAAGCTGATAAGTTCTTTTATACTTCACAGGTGTATATTCTTCATAATATTGTAAAAGTTTTTCTGCGATAATAGAATAAACTTCTTCCTTGACTTGTAATAAAGCATCTTTCATCTGATTATTTAAATGTTTTTCTAAATCTTTTAAATTTTTAAAATTCATATACAAATCTTTAATTTAATACTTTTAAATGTTGATTTTGATAATCGTTCACTAACTTATTAATCTTTTCTGTGAGATTACGAATTTCTTCATTTTTGGAATTTATCAAATCACTTTTATTGCTTTTAAATTCTTCAGATTTAACATAAGCATCTACAACTGCATTAATATCAAGATTTTCAAGATTGAGCGTATTTAATTTTTCCAAGATTGTATTAGCTTTTACTTGGTCGAAATAAATTTTCTCATTCAAAATCTTAAAGAAGTTTGAAATACTCTTACTTACACTGTCTTCATGAATACCAGTTTTATATTCAATATTATAACTTGTTTCTTGTCTCAACTTTTCAATAAAGTTTTCACCAATAGCACTTTTTATACTATCAATAACATTAGTATTTTTTATAAAATTATCTGTATCATCAATCGACATATCACCTAAATCAATATCTGTAAGAACATTAATAAGTGCAATGTCAAAAGCTATATCTTCAAGACAAGAAAAATAATCATCATCTATAATACAAAGTCTTGCAGTATCTTTGATGATTTTAATTCTATCTGACATATTAACATAAGACTTTATGTTATATTTAATTTCTTCATTATTATACTTATAAATATTTTCGCTCATACTATTTCTCCTTATTAAAATCATTAGTTTCAAAAAATTCAGTTAAATTCCAATAATAATTTACTCTTTTTTTATTGCCTTTAATTTTTATTGCATTATAAGATATTAAATCTATTTCATTAAAACTTGATTTGGCAAGTCTATGATACATCTTCATAAAATCACCTATATATTGTATATAAGTTCTTTCAATCCCTATATCTTCACTTCTAAAATTAAAAACAAAACAAGGGTAAACATTTTTATATATAGAATATTCTTGTAAAGATAAAATTTGATGTTTATGTATCATTTTTCTTGGTTGAGTATCATCTAATTCTATCTTTTCAAAAGTCATATATTTATCCTTAGTTGTTTTTAATTCAAGACAATAAAAAATACCTCTTTTACCGTCAAATAAAAAATAATCACAAGGATTTTTATGCGTAAAAGAAGTAAGATTACTTTGTGTAAATGCCTGTGGAGAATCTTTAAGTCTATATAACAAATATTCATCAGAAATAGATTTTTTAAAATTCTCCTCAAATCGTTTTCCTACATTTTTCATTTTTACCTTTCTCTTTGTACAATAGTTTAATAATAATACGGTTTTTTCGCCTTAAGACATAGTTATAAATAGGTTCACCGAAAACCATTCCAGCACCTCAGCACCGACTTATACAACGAAGAAGCATGCTTCATAGGTGGTAAATTGTAAAAAAAAGGATATATAAAGCAGTGATTGCTTATATATCCAATAAAATATCAATCACTATTAATACTACTCTACAAACTTCTGCTTGTTACGCTTTCTTTTTATTGTAACATTATTTTCTGTTCTGTTTGCATTTTCTGTACTCTGAATATCTTTCTCCTTATCATTGTTCAAAATATCCTTAATAATAGCCTTAATATTCTCTCTTAAATTTTCTAAATCAGACAAATCAACATTAGCAAGTTTTTCTTTTGCTTCTGTTTTGCTATATACATTGGTAGATACTCCATGTATAATCTGATATATTTTATAATGTTCTGCTGTGTCTGTATGTATCTTCCAAGGTGACAATCTCATAAATTCATTACAAGAATTACATACATAATAACCTTTCCCACATATACTACAATGTGCGTTTATCTTTTCTGCCATAAAATTCACCTACTTTAAATAAGAATAGGGAAGGGGCTATATATCAAATATAACCCCAATTAATTTAATCACTCACTTACTACAATGTTGAAAAGGTCATCATTTGTTTCATCACAATAATCCTTTGACATATCAAATTCAAATGGATGCTTACCTGTTGATGTAAGTGCAAGTTCGATAGATTCAGGATTAAGCTTTGTCTTAGGACAAATAATTGCACCAGAATATTTGAGATTATCATTACACTTATCTCTGAAATAAGCATAAACAATCGCACCACAAGTCTTAGGGAACTCAGAAGTCTTATTAGCAACCTTAACAGCTTTTTCAGTTTCGTAAGCATATTCTACATAAATCTTACCTGTAAGTCCTGTTGGTGTTTGAATTTCCTTACTTGAATCAGAAATAACAAACTCTGATTCAGAAACAGCAGAACCAGCCTTATAAGATTTTCCAATTTCGGAATTAGAAATAGAATAAATAAATTTTACACTATCCTTAACTGGTTGATTCTTCAATGTAACTTTGCTATCAGCAATTTCGAGAATTTCATAAGTATAACCCTTTAACTTATTAGTTGAACTTGCAACTTCCTTAGTTGAACCGTACTGTGCTGCTGCAAGGTCGAGAGAAAGCAAAGAATTTGTAGCACTAAACTTAGCCTTCTTTGCACGATAAAGTGTTGTGATAACAGAACCAATAGCATCTGTAATCTCGTCACCCTCGGCAGTGCAGTTAAGTGAAGAATCTTCAAGCGAAGTAAGTCTGTAAAGCATTTCCTTTGTTTCTGGGTCTGTAAAAGAAATTGAACGAACTCTATCAAGAATTAATTCATTTTTATTAAATGTATCAGCCATAATTTTCCTCCTAAAATTTTCATTAAAAAAAGAGCCTTTAAGGCTCTAAATTTTTATATATATCCAGTAAAATCCAATCTACTTTTATCAATACCTTTTAAATTAGCAAATCCAGAATAAGCACCTTGTAATAACATAGTAGCATCCTGAATTTTATTAATTCTTTTGATATTATAAAACAATTCATATATTTTCATTTCTCCAACTTCTTTACTACTCATTCCTGAGTACATAGAAATCGTAGAAACATATGGTAATAAAACACTTTTAAAATCTTCATATTGTTTACCTATTGCTTCATCACGAGCATCTTCTATCAAATCTCTTTTGGTTCTTTCGTTGGCAGGAATTTCATTATTTCTCTTCAAGCCATGTATTTTACGGACTACCTCCGTAATTCTTGCGTAAATATATCTATTAATAGTTATATCATTCTCAGCATTATAAAGTATTACTTGATTATTTCGAGTATCTTTATATAATCCGAAATCAGCTAAATCAATATCTTTAAGTATTAATTTTAAAGGATTTTTACTTAAACTTTCTATATTAACATTTTTTACTTGCTCAACATCTTTTATATTATTAAGAAACTTCTTCTTACTTGAAACAAGTTGAGAAATAACTTTTATGAACAAATCATAATCATCTATCTCTGTATAATCTATTCCAATATCCCATAATTGCCATTTTAAATCAGCACCAACACTTGTGAGATTATACACTGCATTAAAATAATCTTTCTCACCAAATTTTTTTATCTGTATAACAGTAGGTTGAGTTACAATTATTTTATCTGTAATTTTAATATCATCACCATAATACATCTCTAATTCATTATCAATCATATATATTCCTCATTATTGTTACAAGGTGAATTGTTTAAGTCGGTTGTAACAAATGTTAAAATACGATATAAATAATCCGATTGATAAGAACCTTCAATATTACTTGATAACCTTATTGTGCCAATACCCAAATCAGACCTACCATTGAATTTTTTATCAATAAGTCTTGACAAATAATCATTTCTATTGTCAGTGACTTTAGGAACATTATCCACAATCATATGCCTATAATGAGATATTATTTGTATTTCTAATGTTGGAGTAACATATATTTTATTATCCATTCTATATGATTCAGGTATATGTACTTGAATTGTAAGAAAGGTATTTACTTCTTTTATTGTGTAAGGGTCTTGATTGTAATTAAATATATGAGTATTAATAAGTTTTTCAGGTGTTTTACTATTTATTGTAGAACTTCCTATTGCCTGTACTATTGTTTCATCTTTTATCAATTCTTTTATTATAGTGTTCTTAATTAAACCAATACTTGAACTATTTGCCATTATAATAATGATTTAATATGAATAACCAAGCTTGTTGATGGGATATTATTGTTTTCAGAAGATAATATCAATTTTATATCTTCATCAACATAATTATCATTATTTATTCCAATAGCAATTTGATTATCATATTCCTTTACATAAAGTTCTTCTTTAAAATCCGAAACAATTTCCCAGATAGGAATAACATTATTTAACTCATTTCCATTATCATCATAAAACTTAGCAGTAAATATCTTACTATCCCCACCTGACTTTATAATATTATCCTCATATATAATTACCGCCTTCTTGTTTTCTTCAATTTTATCAGTTTCAAGATAATCACATATTCCTAAATCTGGTCTGTCCGTATCACTATCATTTTGATACTCGGCTAAAGTAACTTTGACGATTCCTTTTTTACCAAATTTATTAGTCGTAGTATCATTTTGTGTTACAATAAAAGAAGTCGGATTTTGCATATTATAATCCAAATAAAATCTTTGTGGGGTATCTAATAAAACAGTATTCTCGTCATAAGGCAAAGACACTCTATGTTGTGTTGTTCCTAATGTAAATTGTCTACTGCTTGTTTCACCTGAATTATACTGTGTTGTATTAATATCAACACAAGGATATTCAAGGATTCTTCCTTCTTTATTCTGCCATTTTAAAATCCAGTTACATTCCAATAATTCACCTTGATAATGAATATCATCAATGTTGAATGATTTGTTACATAACAAATATAACGAATTTTTATAGTCATAAAGTATATCACCTATTATAACAGGTGTATCTATCAAAGTCTGAAAACTCATTTTGTTACCATCAACATTTGAGAAAGTTCTTTCATATAATCTAATTTTTATTGGTACTTCGTTATCATATGTTTTTTTGCCTAAACTCCAAAAATAAATTATATTATTAGTAGAACTATCATCTGTAAAGGTATAATCTAATAATCGCCTACTATTATTTACATTTTCCTGCATCATTGAATTTCCACTTAATTCCATTTTTTTCTTGAATTTTTCTAAATAATTGATAACAAAACACCACCCTTATTTAGATTTTTGATTTATAAGAATGTTCAGTAAATGAAGTTTTAATACCATTTTTTAAGTCATCTCTTGTTTGATTCCAAGAATACCTTGACAAAAGTGTTTCATTTTCTTTTAAAAATGTAGAGTGCATTTCCATCATTTTTTCTAATTGATTAGCATTACTAAAAGCATTAAAATCTTTAGAACTTAAGCTAACTTTTAAAACTGATGGCACTCTTATATATGTAGAATCTAAATATTCAAGCAAGACATAGTTACTTAATATTTCAATTTCCATATCAGATAAATCTGAGCCAAACTGTTCTAACTCATCATTTCTATTTGACAAATCTTTTCTACATATATGAAACCTTGAAACGGCAGGAATAATATAATCATGTAAACAATCTTTTACTTCTTCTGCCGTCATCAAAGGAATTTCATAACTTTTAAATTTGGGTAAAAGATTAGCCCAAATAACATCATAAGGTGTAGCCACAATATCTGCCCCTTATTAAATAAGTTCTACCTTAAATTTATTTTCTAAAGTCTTAATAACAGATATGCTTTCAATTTTATCGTTGGCAACCATTTCTTTAATTTTATAAATGACAGTTGTCTTTAAAGAATTATCCATTTTAGAAATTTGTGAACAGATATTTTCAATGTTTTCCTTTGTATATGAGCTTGAATCCATAAGATACTCATAAGTATCATAAATTTTTGATAATCCAAACTTTTCGATTACTCTATTGTCCATTGGCTTGAGCCAAAGATTTCTAAAATATGATTTATAGTTTCTCCACATATTCTTTAAAGTTTCAAATGTAAGAATTTCTATATCACCAACATTATCCCAAGCGTAATACTCACCATTCTTGCTATCTTTATAACTTACAGATGGAATCAATGAAACAACTTCTATTTCTGTAATGTCAGTTAAAAGTTCTTGTGAGCTTATTCTGTTTTCATTAGCCTTAGAGTTTCTGTTAGAAAAATCAGTTCCTACAACAGATGTAGAAACTGATTCCTCACTAACAATATTAGTTGTTGCCTTTCTTGGCATAGTATCACCTTTCTTATTCTCTTATTTTTATTTACTTATTAAGAAAAAGTAAACAGACCTGCATAAGCTGGAAGAACAAAGCCCATACCCATAAGCGTCTGAACCTGAATATCAATAGTTGCATCGCTATTTCTCTTAGAACCGTCAATAGTACCAGTACCAATATCAGAACGGGTATCACCAAACCATTCAAGCTTAATAGGCTTAGTATCGCCGCCAAGGATAAAAAGCTTAGTGTCATCAAGTGCAAGGTCAAATGTACCAGACTTTAATGTCTGAGGAATAACCATCAACTTGTTACCTTCCCAATCACCTGGTGAACCAGTTAAAGCCTTTGCTTCCTTTTGAGAATCTGCAAACATCTTATCAGGAATAATATTGGCAAGTCTTCTCAAGGCACCCTTTGTACCTGCAATAGTAAGATTCTCATAACCGCCAGCAGCCTGAACCCTGTCGCAAAGCTTGCCAACAGCCTCTTCACTATTACCTGTTGCTGCGAAATCAGATGGGAAAGCATTGGCTACACTTTGGAACTGTGTATAAATTCTATCCTTAATATACTTATTTACAGACTTGTAAACTACATCAAGAAGCTTATCAATAGAGGTAATACCAGTAAGAAAACGCTCAAGTTCATCATATACATGAATGTATATCCACTCCTTTGGAAGTGTGATTTCAGAACCTAAATCAATAGCCTGCCTATTAGTATCCCAATGATTACCAGCAAAACGAGAAACAGTAAGGAGTCCTCCCTCTGTATAGAATGAAGTCGTGTCACCTAAAGCACGATTCTTAACTTCTACAAAAGCCTCAACGAATGGTGAATTAAAAATATTTTCACCGATAGTTGTATTTACAACCTCCTCTATAATCTCAAACGTTACAAGATTGTTTCTTCGGAAAGCCTGAAAAAGTGTAGCACCCTTTAGAATATCGCCATTAATTCTATCTCTAAGATAACTTTCAAGGTCTTTCTTAGATACCTTGTCCTTGTCTATATGTAATGAAAAGTCGCCTCTTGCTAAATCAAGTGCAAGGTCATAAATCTTTTCATTTTCTGTTGTAAATTTAGTCTTAACCATTATTTATCCTCCTTACTTTTAGGCTAAAGTAGTAACCTTAGCTTCATACATAACTCTTGAATATCCATAAGTGTTAGCCACTGTAACAAGAGTTGCACCCTGAACCCTCTTACGCATAATAGTAGCCTCAAACTTAGCCGCTGAAGTTGTACTATCGCCTGCAACTAACTTACCTGTAGTTGTATCAATAGTAAGGAACTTACCAGCATCAGCCTTTGACTGAGTTGCTGATGTGATACCATCAATAGAAATTGCAAATTCATCATTAAAAGCAACTACACGCACTCTAAAAGGAGTGCCAGCCTTAATGATAAAATTGTCCTTTCTCTGATTAGTTATCTTACACTCATCTGAGTTCCACACAGGCTGGTCAACCACAACAACTTGCTTCCCAGTTGCTGAACCCTTGACGAACTTATAAATGACATCTTCGCCATCCTTAAGTCCGTCAAGATAGCCAAATGTACCGTTTTCAATATCATCAGTTGCTACTGCATCAAAAATTCTTTCTGCATAATGAGTAGACTTCATATTTACAGATTCAAATACTGTGTAATTAGCCATAAATTTCCTCCTAAACAAAATAAAACCTGCGAAATTAATCGCAGGTTAAAGTTTTAAAATTAATATTTTATATTTTACTTATGTAATGGTATGTTGCCATACTTTGTAGATACATAATTAGTATCATCGTCATCATGAATACTCGTATCAATTACGCCAACAGTCGGCGAATCGTTACGCTTACTAAAGTTTTTTCTTAAATTTTTCTTAGCGAAAAGAATAGCACACTCACTTTCAATATCCTTAACTGACATTTCGGACTTCTTTTCTTTTAACTGTTCAAATTCTACGACATCAGAAAGTGCTAAAGAATATTCGTTAAAAACATTTTCTTTTTCTACTTCTAACTGTTCATTAATACGCTTTTCTTCTGCAAGTACATATTCATCATACTTAGGCTTAATCTTATCATAATCAGCCTGAAGCGTTTCATACTTAGAAACAATTTCACTCTTTTCTTGATTAAGAATATCAATTTTCTTATCAAATTCAGAAATGCGGTTTTCAGTAATAGAATTGTCAATAGTATTTTCGCCATCTTGGTAATTTTCAAAAATAATCTTTTTTCTTACACCAGTACTAAAATCAATAATAGGCTTATCGTTTTCTACTTTAAAAGTAAAACCATAAAAATTCCAATGGTCTTTTCTATCCTCAACAATTACTTCATCATCTTGAATATCTCTGAAATAATATCTTGGAACTTTATCTCCCCAATTATTTATTATAGTTTCATAATCTTCTACAATATTAGCAATATCACCTATCATACCTTGTACGGTCTGTGAAAAATCTGTTTCAACTACATTCTCCATATTTTTTTTACCTCCTTCATCAAATTTTAATTTATTAAATTCTTCCAATCTATTCTTGATTTCAGAAAATACATTATCAACAGAAAATTGCAATGTAATATTAGAATCAATCATAGCTGGTTGAATACTTTCATCAGTTGTTGACAATATACAACAACCCGCAAATGAGAATTTAGTAAAGGTAAAAATACCATTTTCATCTTCAGTGCCATCAAAGTTATTTATCTCTAACTCCATTGATTGTCCTTTTCTAATATCTCTTTCAAAAATATCAACAACTTCATTAAATTTTGTCCAAATAAGACCATCTACTTGTAGATATTCTCTTTCTTCACCATCACTTGAAATCTTTTTTACCCATCGAGCATTACAAGATTCAGGAATAACACCATATGCTTGTCCTAAATAAACTTCCTTTATTGTATTATTTTCAGTTACAATTTCATGCTCATGTCCCGTAAAATCTTTTTCACCGTTCTCATTTTCTTTTATATAACCTAAAATCGGTGTATTTTTAATGGTTTCTATATTTTGCTCTACTACTTCTTTCGTAAAAACACTACCATTAAAATTCTCACCTAAATGCAAAACATCAATAGTAACATTTAAAAATCGTGTATCTTCAGTTTGATATTCACCGTTAATACTGAAATTTACTGGTAATAAAACTCTTTTACTTTTATTCATTACACACACCTCCATTCTTTGATTTTATCTATCCATATTACTATCATCATCTTCAGTTTGTTGACCTGCTATATCTAATGCTTCGCCTTTAGAGGCATTTGTTGGTCTACCAGCTTCATCACTTGAACTGTTATAGGATGAAGATAGAGGAATAAACTTATTTTGGAAATCAAAAATATCAGTGTGTAAAGTATACGCATTTAATGTTCTTGCTGGTGTCATATCTAAAGAAGCTAAAAATTTATCAATTACATTAATACCCAAAGTACACGCTTCTTTATACTTCTTTACAACATTGTCACGATTAAATATAGTAATATCTAATAAGTAAAAATTGAATTTGAAATTATTCTTATTATATTTTCTTATCTTTATAAAGCGATTTATCCATCTTTCAAATTGTCGATATACACCATATACAAAACCCGAATCATTCTCAACAGATAAATTTACAGCCGTACCTGATGAACTACCATTATATAATTCTTGACTTATACCAGATGAATTATAAACTTCATCCAAAGCATCTGAAACATTATTGCGAGTATTATTACTATCTTTAAAAGAAATTGCCTTACCTTCTGAACCTAAAGTATGTATCAACCCAATATCATCAGGCATACTATTTCTATTTATCTCAGCAAACACACTTAACATTTCAGGTGAAACAACAGGCTTATCTACCGTATTTTCATCGACAGGAACTTTCATCATAATAGCTTTATAATTATCTGTCTTGGCTGATTGCAATTTTAACTTCTTATATAAGTCTAAATCAAAAATATCTCTAACAAGATTAATTAGAATTGGATAAGGATATATCCATTGACTATTTAACTTTATACAGATTTGTTTATCAGCAGGCGGTAAATACCAATGCTCAGATAATTTCCCATCTCTAAAATTAATCCATGCTTGTTGAACATAGTCAGGGTAAGAACCTAAATTCTGAGGCTTGATTTTTGTTAAGTCTATCGCAAAATTATAAAGCCCATCTTGAAGCTTGTACAATTTACAAATAGAAAAATTTACTTGTTGTATAAAAAAATCAGTTTGATTTTCAATTACGAGTCCACAATAAACATCTTGATAAGGGAGTGTCTTGAAAATTTTTGAAAATTCATGCTTTAAATTCATATTTTCAAGTTTTACACTTAATGTTGAATAAGCCTTCTTCAAACTTTCAACATTAATATTTTCTTTTACATCATATAAATCAACACCCCAACAGAACAACGCCATATTGCTATAATAATTATTAAGTCTATAATAATGTGGTGATATTTTCATAAGAGATTCAGAAATACTTAACAAAACTCTCCAACAACTATAAGGATGTTGCAAAGCATACTCTACATCTTCAAATTTATATTGTCCTAAAAAACCTGACTCTATAAGGGTACTATTTGCAAATAAATCTTGCATTATCAATCTTTGATATAGACTTCTATATAAATTATAATCAACAAATCCATCGCTTTTAGTAGAGTTGTTAAATAATTTTTCATCTTTCTTATAATAATTATTTTGTTTACCTTGTCTTGTCAACATATCACCACCTTAATATAATTTTGCTTTTTTGTTTAACTTTTTAAAAGTTGTTGCATAATCATTTAATTTGAAACTTTTTTTGGTTTCTTGTAAAAACTCACGCTCTAATTGACATTGAACCCAATAATTATAAGCTAATGAACTATATCGGTCTTTTCGCATACCAGATTTTTCAAACACTCGTACATTAGTTCCTTTGACTTCATATTCAAGATTTATCAATTCATAAATAAGTAATGTAGTTTGAATGTAAGGCATCTCATAATCAAGTTGATTAGCTGTAGTTAACTTATCAAAATCTTTAATTCGCTTTTTTAATACTTCTTTTCCTTCATTTTCTGGAATAAGTAAATTGATTTTTCCACTTGAAAAACCACTTCTAAGAGCTACGCAAATTTCATTATTAAATGTAGGATTTGCCTTGATAGACCATATAACCTTTTTAGCTTTATCGACTTTGCATCTATCAGCCATAACACTATCATTGCAACAACTTAAAGCGGGATAAATTTCTCCATTTTCAGGGTCGTAAATATCTCTTATAAGAATATCATATACACTCAACCCTCCATTAAGAGCATCAATAACTAAATCAGTACATTTATAAAAATGAAACAATCGTCTTACTTTTAATGCTAAATCTTCGGTTACTTCTCCTTCATAATTTTGTAAAAATATAATATTTGAAGTATATGTATTATTACTGGAAGGAATTGCACTATTAATAATAACACAACTTGCATCGTTATTATTTTTAGTAGAAGCCATAAGAGCAACATCTAATGATAATATTCTTCTTTCATTCAAAACTAAATCAGGAACTTTGACCTTTGAATTTTCAAATGGATATATTGCAGTTTTTAATTTTCTCTGTTTTGATATATTGTCAAATGTAAAAAATGCACCTTCAATATCATTGTGTGGTAAACAACCCATCTCCATATCAAAAGTAGATTGGTCAAAATCACTTTCGGACATTTCTTCTTCGATTTCACTTTTTAATCTCAAACCTTCTTTAACAGCAACTTGATATGGTAAAGCACAAACGAAATACTTCATTTTATCACTTAATAAATTAGCAGTAAAAGCTTTTGATTTTTCATAACTCCAATGAGACGTAAACCAACAAGACGACATATAAATTTCAATATTTGATTCCAAATATTTTTCTTGATTGTGATATTCAGACTGATTTAAAAAATTAGGCTGTCTTGGTGTGCCTAAAAATCTTTTAACGACAGTGTTTATTGTATTTTTATCAATCATTCTAAACTCATCCAACACAATAACATTAGCTCTTGCACCTCTACCAGTATCAGATGCCGTAACAACTTTTATCCATGAACCATTTCTAAATTTTATATAAGCACTGTTTAAACCAAGCGAAAATTCTTTTATTTCTCGATTAAGATTATTTGAACCCCAAGTAAAATTTTTACAAAAATCATCTATGATTTTAGATAAAACTTCATTAGCTTGCGTTCTTGTTCCTGATGCAACACAAATTTTTGTCTTAGGGAACAAGATACATCTAACTACGCAGAACAAACTGGTTAACCATGACTTGCCCAAACTTCTCGCAGCCCAAAACATAAAATGATTATTATGCATCATTTCATACAATAATATTTTTTGAAATAATTTTAAGTTTACATTCAGATACTCTTTTACAAAACGCTGTGGATTATGCTAATGTCGGTAGAAATTTCCCCAATATGCAACACCTTGTAATATGCGTTCAGACTTCTCGTTCGCTAATTGTTTTTCACTTTTTTTACAATTTTCTACCAATTAAACCACCACCTCTATTTATCATTTATACTGTTTCCGAAAATAACATCAAATAACGCTTCAGAACTTTCATCTCCACCATATTCAGGCTTGGTGGCAGTGTATTTTTTCATAAATTTTGTATACAAATTAGAAAATGCATTTTTTATTCCCATCATTTTCGCAAGGTGTCCACGAAAAAAAGTATCAATGTACAAACCTATATTGTCAACATCTTTTAATTCTTCGTCAATCTCAGGAAGAGGTCTTGTATTTTCATATTTGTCAATAAGCGTTCCAAATGTTTGTGTATCAGCCATAGTTTCGGCAACATTTTGCTTAGGTTGAAGATTTAAAGTGCCAAGATAATCTTGAAATGACCTATCTAAATCCTTAGTATCCTTGCCTTCTCGTCTTGCTTTTAGAATATCTAATTGTTTAAAGCAAAGATTTTTAAATAATTCTTCTTGTGCTTTTGTTCTACACTCATGTCTGGAAGTCCAATCATCGAATTGACTTTGTAAAAACTCATAATCTTTTTTAGAACCCAATCCATATCCAAAAAGTTCAAGAGTTTTTTTGTCAACTGAATCTTCTAAATTTTCATCTAAATCAATATCAGCATTATTAATATTCGTATCATTGTCTGTATTTTTATCTTTTCGTGATTCATCTATTGTACTATCATAATCTTTTTTTAAATATTGATATTTTGTTATTCTTTTTAAATATGCTGTTATAAAACAAATTTTATTACCATTACTTTTCATAACAGAATTAAAAACCTTGTCGGAGTAATAAAGGTTATACATCATACACAATCGTTTTGTCGCTTCTTTTTCAGGTTCTAAACATTTAAGCTTAGTGTATTTATCTACATAATCTGCGTATAATCCCTCTAAGCAACTTTTGCAAATAGGAATATAACCGTTATAAGCACCATAAATTTTATTGCTTGAAATCCAAAATCCTTTATCCGCTTCGGTACTTGTTTTTACTAAACCACAAACTCCACAAGCCATAGATTTAGCTCTTCTGCATATCTTAGCTTCACCTATGATTTCTTTTTTTTCTAAACTTTTTAAAAAATCAACTTCTCTTTTCGCATCTCTTGCTGCCACAATACTTTCACCGCCTAATAAACTATTAAATGTATAGTTGATTTAATATGATATATCTTTTATTTATTAATTTAATTTTAAACTATACTCACAAACCTTACCTTTACCTTCTTCAAAAACAAGCAATTTTCCAGAAGCATTAGATGTTTTATTTAATGAAAGAGAATAGGTATCTACACCTACAATAGAAGGAATATTAATTACTTCAGAATTAATACCAATCTCCTCATTTTTTGAATGATGTAAATGCCCTGCAATTAAATATTGTATTGAAACATTGTGAATTTTAGAAAAATCCTTTAAAGCCTTTTCCATATTTTTAACTTCACCATGTATACCCATAATTGTATTGCCTGCAAGTGTATCATAAATATAACCTGTAGGATTTTCTATTAAGGTAAAATTAGGATTGTTTTCTAATCTTATCTTAATAAATTCTTTTACAATTTTGCCCATATTATCTTCTGCGAAAGTTCCTTTTCCTTGATTTAACATTCGCAATTCAGTATGATTTCCATTTGTCATCTGATACCTTACTCTAACATATTTAGTTAATTCATTAAGCCAATTTGTAATGAAATTTGAATATTGAATAGTTCCATCAACAACACCATATTTCAACTTCATAAGCTGCGATACCCTAAGACAACCATCAGAAAAATCACCTAATGAATAAACATTAAGTGTGTTAATATTATTTCTTTTAATAATTTCTATTGTTTGATTAAGTAAATCCCACATTCTATTTTCAAAAATTTCAGGATTATAAGAATTAATTATGTTTCCAAGCAAATCTTTCAATTCAAAAGTAATACCAAAATGTTCATCCCCCCAGATTAAACAATATGCCTTATCGTTATGCTTAGGTTCTATATAATTTGGCACTCTCATCGGAGAAAGATTATTTATTGTTTCACAAATCTTTTCAGTAATTAATTCATCTCTTGCTGTTTCACGAAGCCATCTATTGTACTCTATTTTTTCAGTTTGTAATTTAATTCTTTCTTTTCGTAATTCTTGAATTTTACTGTCTAAATCATCTGTTTTAGAAAAAACTTTATTTTTATTTTCAGACTCTAATTTAGATTTCAAGTATTCAGTTCTAAATTGTCCCCCAAAAATAGTAGTAGAAGATTTTCTAATTGTATCGGCAGCACACTGAATATTATATTTCTCTTTTATTTCAGACCAATCTAAATCGTTAATACCTTCTATCTTGTTAGAAATATCCCTACATACCTGTTCATATATATCGTGTGTTAAACCATATTTTGACAATTCTTTCTGAAAATCGTAAATTTTTGTCAACTCCTTTATAAAAATAAAACAGTCAACTATAAATAGCTAACTGTTTAATGTTTATTGATTTTATTTTGACTCGCAAAGAGTACAGTTTTGATATTTGTTGTAAGATATGTACTTTATTGAACATATACTATTGAATCTTCATTCTACTAAATACAATCTTCAGATATATTCAGCCACAAGGGAAACAGGTATGTGCTATAAGTAGCGACCTTATAACATTCCTGCCACAAATAACTTCAAGCCTTGATAGGAATGATTACCTACACCTTTCAGCAACAATTCATTATTATTAATTTTCTATAAATCCTCTTATAAAATTTATTTCTTCGCCTTTGCCTACTTAGAACCTATACACATCTTATACACAAGTTTCCTTGCTTCATAGCGAAATAACTTATGGTATTTCCAAGGTGTGAAATTAGTAACCAGCTAATTTCCTAACTTGGATTCTTCATCATCTGATGCGTCTATTGCGTTACCGATGTGATAGTTGCCTTTATCTGCGATTATAATAGTGCCATACCTTTGATTCATTAATTCTTTTTAAAACATCGCTGCATAAAAACGGTAATTTCCACAAGTATCCTTGTTTCGTATGCTACCGACCATTTCAGTATGCCTCAGCATAATCTGCGAAATTATGTTTTCACTGAGATAATAGTATATGTTCACTAAAATACATATCTTATTTTTATGGTGTCAGTAATCAGACTTGAACTGATACGATATTTCTATCAATGGATTTTAAGTCCGTTGCGTCTGCCTATTCCGCCATACTGACATATATTCGGAAGTTAAGTGTATAAATTTAACCTCCGAAGCAAGAGAATAAAGAAAGGTAAAAGAATTTATTATATAATCAGTTAAATTAACTGTTTATACCTTATTTAGTTTACATATTAAGTTTTTCATTGTAATATCTTGTAACATTAACTTTTGCTTTAATGCCACCTTTTGTAGTAATTACATCTTCAGAATAATTCAATTTTTTCTCTTTAGGTTTATTATAAACACCTTCTATAGTGATACCTTCAAAAAGTCTAATTTTTAAAGGATTTTCTTTTGTATTATTTTCAGATGTAGTAGATAATATTTCAAAAATTTTCTTTTCAAGATTATTATATGTATCTTTAACAAAGTTTTCATCAATAGGATTTGCTAATTCACTTTTTATTATAGCAATTACTATTGATTTAGCTTCCCCCGTTAAAAAACGAGAATGTTTAAAAGCCTTCACTAAAATATCTTCAATAGTTTCAATTATATTACATTCTTTTGATAGTTCTTTAATTAAATTTGCTTTTGTTATATCTTTATTGTTATTCTTGTTATCTACAGTTTTATATTTCAAATAAATACCTCCGTTTGTTTGCAAAATAATCTAAAATAGGAAGAAAGCTAAAGGAGTAAACGCTCTCTTCCTATTAAAAAGACATTTTACGATTCTCCTTTTGTTTAAACAACCATATTTTATTGTTATTTAATTTTATTAAAATAATTACACAGCCTTATTTTATGGTTATATATTGCCAATTTTAAACTATGTATTACCCTTATTATTTTGCTTTTGCCTTTTTACTATAAATTTTCTATTTATCTTTTCTAATTTACTTTGACATTCAACGCATCTACAAGTGTTTTTATTATTATAAGGGATATAAAACAATTTATCACATTCTATACACGAAACCAATTTAAAATGCAACTTAAAATTTTTAGAAAGGTTATTATAGATATTTTCACCATAGCAAGCCCATAATAAATCTTTATGTTTGCTTTTTTTGATACCATATAAATATTTTACTAAAATATCTGACACATCATCTTCATCATACCCAAATTTAGAAAGCTCAAATTTAACTTTGCCAATTATAGACTTGATTAAAAGTTCTTGCTTAATTTGTGATTTTCTTAAAAATTCAGCAGAAACCTTTCTATTAGAATCTACCTTGTAATGATAATTTTTATTTAGTTCTATATACCTAACAAGTAATGGTTCGGTTCTATCTAAAACTATTTTATTATTTTCATCAAAACAAACATCAAATTTAATATCTGGATTTTTCATCAAATAAGTATAATCAATATCTTCAAGTCCAAGTTTTCTACAATTTATCCTTGGATTTGGAATAATATCAAATAACCTATTAACTATACTTTTGTTTTTAGGTTCTACTTGTTTTTCCAAACTGTCTTTCGCATATATAAAAAAGTGTGGTAATTTTTTATTCGTATATTCTTTTAATACTTTAGCTATTCTTTTAGGTCTTATAGGCATATATAGTGTTTTAGCCCTATCAATAACATAATTATTTTCCATACATAGTATTTTCACCATATCAATAGCCTCTTGCTTTTGCTCTTCATTTCCGCTGATAAAAATATCACTATTCCATATTTTAGTTATATTATTGCTATATTGTCCTATATTTGAACCTGTAAAGGCTGAAATTAAGCCGTTATAAATAGTTTCATTATTCAATATTGTAGAGTGTGCTTTTTTCATATCATAATAAAGAGGAACTATATTTTTCATATTTCTTTTAGCTATATTAATTATTGTTTTATCTGAAATAACTAAAAGTTTATCACCGTCAACATCTAACATCAAAATTTTAGTTATCAAATCATGACTACTTGTATAAATAGCATTTGTGACAAACCATTTTCTCATATCCTTTTGAACATCATAGTTATCAATATAAGCCATATTTTTTCTAACTGCGTGTTCTTTATATAAATGAGGGCTTCTAAGACAATCAAGTTCAGAACTATTTCTAAAAAGCCAACAAAATACCTCACCATTTTCAAGTAGTCCTTTTGGTTTGTTTATTCCTAAAAACCAATATTCGCAAGCTGCATAAAAATCAGGTAATACAAATGTATACTTGCCATTAACTTCTAACTTACCAGACCTATATCTTTTTAGTAAACAATCTTTAGTTTGACGAATTTTTATTTTCAAATATTCATCATTAATTAAATCTGGGTAAAGTTCAATAGATTTTTGCAATGGTGTTTTGAATTTATTTGATGTATCTATGCCTAAAAGATTTTCAACATTTTTAAGAGAAGAACAAAGGTTATTAAGCTTAGTGATTGACTTGTTGGCTATTTGTGATAATTCAGTGTCACTTACATCTGTAAGTGTCTGTAACATTTGATAATTTATTTTACTATTCTTAATCTTATCTTCTTCCATATTGGTATATCCTGTTATACAATGATTTTCTTTATATTTATCTTTATAATCTTGCCAAGAATCATAAAATTTCCAAAGTTTGAATTGAGATTTTGTAATTATAACTTGTATATCATCTTCTATAATATTCCATTCCTTGCCATAAATATCTTTAATAATAGGGGAACAATTATATTCAACAATAAACATTCTAAAATCAAATACGCCTAAAAGCCCTTTTATCCAAGGTGGTCTGAACATCTTATTCCTCTGTTTTTCACCGAAGGCATTAGGCAATATCATTCCAGCACCATCGGTGTGGGGAATAGGCACTTCACCTTGCTTCCTTTCAATCGTATATTCTATGTCATTAACAAAATCATAAGTTCCAAAAACATTGGTTTCAAAATCATCAATTACTATGCACTTATCAATATCAAAATTCTTCCATTCGTCTGTCGCAGAATTGCTCAAAGCAGTATAAGCTAAATGTTTGTTTGAATTATTTCCACCTTTTTGATTTATCATATCTAATGTAAGACCACACATAACCTTTTTTTCAATGTTTTTCCACGCCCTCTCTTTGATAAAAACACATTTTTTCTGTCTTATCTGACCTGCCGAAGAAGTAAAATATATGTATTTTTCACCTTTATATTTGAATCCAAAATAAATAATATCTTTAATAATATCAAAATAATAAGTTTGAACCACCATAAAATCATCAGAAAACTTATTAGGCGTATTTTTTAAGTATCTTGTTAAGTTAGATTCAAACACAGAAATAATATTTTTTTCACACAAAGTAGATTCATCAAGCACCCTTATATGATGTTTTCCATTACTTTTAATATTTTCTAATGTTTTATTAGAAAGCAACTCAAGAAGTCTATTTTTCACATATTTAATTTTTTCTTTTTTCAGATTTATAAGATTAGTCATGGATTCAAATTGCTTATTTAATTCCAATTTGGCAACTTCGTTGACAGTATCATCACTCAAATACTTTTCGATTTTTGATAATTTATTCTGTAATTCATTTCTTTCAATTTTCAGTTTGTGATTGAGCCAGTGCAATCTCTTTTCTCTTGCTGTATAGAAATTACCTGTATCAATGCTATAAACCTGTATTTGTGTATCTAAAGCCATTCTTTCACCTCATTGTTTTAATTTTTAATCGTATATTTCCAAATAATCAATAAATATTGAAAAGCTATGTAAATATTTGTAGTAATCATTTTTTCTATATTCTCTTTGATGTATTATTCTATTATCTTGTGGAGGGTAAAAATCTCGTTCTTTTAAAACTGAGAACCTTGACAAATACTCTCTAATTTTCCTTTGCTCTGTAATATTGTTCATTTTTTCACCTCATTTTATCTTTGCTGATATACTCTGCTATTTCGTTCACTTAAACTTGCCTTGAATCCTTCTGAATAAATTACACAGGGAATATTTTTCTTAACTATGTAGTTTTCAATTTCTTTCATATAATATTGCTTTCCCTTCGCATATTCTCTATTACCTTCTCGTTTAGCATAATTAGTAAAAATAATTTTTTCACATCTCCACATTCCATTATTATCAACATTTCTTGGTAAAACTTGATGATGTATTATTTCTAATTTTTCTAAAATTGAAACAGCTTTTGAAACAGTAGTTTCATTAATTCCTAAATCCTGAGCAATATATTTATAATGACTTGCAAAAACTTCAGGCGATTCTTTTTTTCTTTTTCCCATAGAAATACCTGCGATATACTCTATACAAACAGGTCTGTTAAAAATCATCATTCTAATATAAGCCAAAACGAGCATAATATAACTTATCTCAGTTGTAGGATATTCTCTTTTAAAATTAATTATTTTTCTTATTTCATCTGTGTAAATAGCCGCCAATTTTTTTTCTTCTAAAACCTTTTTAAATTTTTCGGTAACTGATATTGATAGTTTTGTTGCACCTTTAATTTCAGCAATATCATTTTCAATTTTAATATAATCCAATTCTTGAAGTACTTTAATATCATTAATAACAGAATTATTGATGCCATTTTTATGTCTATCTGGTATGTAATTAAAAAAGTTAATAATATTAGTTGCCTTCTCGGTACTGTTTCTACTATTCTGCTTAATTGCAAAATAAAAATATGTAAGTAATCTATGTATAGTCATATTTAAACATTCACTGTTGATATTCATTTTTTCTCTATAAGAAAGTGTGTTAGGTGCTTGATTTACAATAATTGAATACGGTACAAATACACAATAAGCATCACTGTAACTCATAGTTTTGTAGGTTGCATATTCTAAAATATAATCTGCCCAATTTTCTGTCTCCTGAATTTGATTTGTTGACATATGTTGTTCTCCTTTAAAATTATTCAAAATGGTAGAGTTCTCCTGCTGAGAGAATTTGACTTCTCCCGTACGAAAAAATCGTACACTATATATATCTGTTTTTTGAGGTATGAATTATAACAAAAAATAAGAACCACAAAAATAATTGCAGTTCTTATAATCTTTATATTGTTGATTTTAGATATATAGATATTCAATGCATATATAATAAATATAATTATTCTATTCAAACTTAACTTCCTTAACCTCAATTCAAATTCATCAATTTTTTCGCATATATATAAGTAAATGAATATACTCTCTCCACAAATTTATCCACGCTTTTAATACCTCATTTTCGTGGATAGACTATATTCCTTAAATATATAAAATAAGATTATATAAATATTATAACGGTCTGAAAATGAAAAATTGAGGTTAGAGGGTTAAAATTGAGGGTGGAATAAGGGGTAAAATAAAAAGATTTTAAACGAATAAATAGAGTTGATTTGAATTGAAATTTAAGGATTTAATTTAAATTAAATATCTGATATTTGTTTTAAGCTGTCTTAATCAAGAAGATTAACTATTCCTGAAAGAATAAACTTCAAATAAAGATGAGGCTTGCTTATGAATGATTATTAGATATGATTTATAGCTTTATTAGATAGACTTATAACATTATCAAAAATCCTATACACAACTTAAAAATAAAAGGGTAATTAGGCGTTTTAACGCTTAGGTGGTATAATTATACTATTTAAGTTTAAATCGTTTCTAAGACTATTTTCTGTTACTCTACATTGAAAGAATTATGTATACTACATTTCAGGGTATACCTGCAATTATTTTAAGGATTTATATTGAGTTTATTAAAATTGTCTTATTTAGGATTTTGATTAAATAATATTTAAGTATGTTTTATTAAAAATTATATTTCCATTAAATTGTATTTCTTGATGTTTCTCAAAAAATCAAAAGTAACACAAAAATGATATTTAAAGTTTTAAAACAAAAATAACATTTTTAATAATTAAGTTCATTTTTTCAACGAATAAAAATATCGAAATAAAATAATGAATAAATTTAAAATGAATAATTATGATGAAAATAAAAAATATAAAAATAAATTCAATGATTGCAAAATAAATAATTTAAATTATAAAAAATAAAAATAATAATTTAATCTCTCAGACGGACTAATGATAATTTTTAATAGTTTAATTCTATATTAAATTTTTAAATAATTTATTTTATAACTGTTAAACATATAAATGAAATATTAAAAATAAAAGAATAAAATAAATAAAAAATAGAATAAATTTAAAATTTAAAGCTATTTAAATATTCCACAAATTATGGTTATTTTGAAATCAACTTTATGTAAAAATAAATAATTCTTATTTTTTGGTTATTTATTATAAGCATAATTTAAAAATAAAAATAAGGTAATTTCATTTAAAATTATATAAGAAATAAGTATGTTGAACTATCTTAAATAAATTTATAGAATTAATTTTATTTGAATATATTTAGAAGTTATAGAATATAATCGAAATTTAGAAATAATATTGAAATTATTAAATTTTTATTTTTAAAATATATCTTCCTTATTTTATGGGTATTTGAGAATAAGAAATAAATGTTCCAGTTGATTATGTTAATCAGGGGGAGGAGGGATATATAAGCTATTTGATATGCTTGAATGTGGATAAATTATAAAAATTGTATATTTTTATTGTTGAGATTATAGAAAATAAATGATTAAAAGGTTGTTTTGATTTAATTTTAATTTTGGTTGTTTACAGAAATAAATGAAAATAAAATTTAGAATATATAAAAAGTATAAAATTAAGGGTGCGATTTTTAAGAAATATAATAGAAATAGGGGGATTTTTTAAGATTTTCAAGAAAATCGTAAGGGAAATTTGTTGAGATTTAGTCAAATATTACTTGACTTTAAAAATAAAAAAAAGAGGAGGAGATATATTGGGAATATGGTGGGTAAGTGATGTGTAGATGAAGCACTTTACGGGGTTTGGCGAAAACAAAAACACTTAAAAAATGTAAAATAGGGGTATACAGCATAAATTTTAAGCTGTAAAACGCAAAAATAAAAAATCATAAAAATAGGGAATATGATTTTTTTTGAAAGCTGGCTTTGAAAGCTGGCAAAAAACAGAAAATGCTATTTATAAAGTTATAAGCTTTAACCGATTTTTTTAAAAAATTTTAAGCTCTTGAGAACTTGAAAAAGTATTATAATATTTATAAAATTAGCCGTTACTAACTGTACTATGTGAAGTAGTACAGTTAGTAACACAATACCTCGCATTACATAGTAAAAACTATTTATACAAATATCAAATTAAGCTATACATAAAATAATATAAAGTATACTCAACCAAATAAGAGCCACTTTTAAACCCTCTTAAAATTGTATTATCCATTTAATACAATCTACAATTTTACAAGCTGTCTTATAATCAATTTTACAATTTATACAATAATCTATACTACTATTTATATATAACTATGCTACACATTATAAATTACCAACTTATAATTATACACAAAATAGTATAAATATACATACTTTATATACTCTCCAACAACTTAATATATCCATTATTATATAAATTATCTAATATATAATATCAAATAAATTTATATAAATCAATTTAAAAGCTGGGTAAAATCTATCAAACAAATATTAACAAAATAATACAATAGTGACATTTAAACATATTTTATATAAACTATTTATTTTTTGCATTAATTTATCTATGCTCTTTTTCCCATTTCTCGATACATTCATCAATAGCCCTATTTATAAAGGCATTCATACTTTCACCCGTATGAAGTATAAAATCCTTTATATAGTCTTTCTTACCTTTTTTAACTATTATACTGATTTTATCGTATGTTTTATCATTATATCTTTTAGCTGATTCTTTTTGTTTTTCTGAAACTTTTCCCATAAATAAAAACCATTCCTTTATTTTATATAAATTAACTAAAATAATAATTTAAAAATAACTTATGTTTGTGCAAAAATAAATTAAAAAATAACGAAAAAGTGTTGACATACTACATCAGATGTAGTATAATATAATCAAGATAAAGAGAGAGAACAAAAAAAGAATAAAGAAATAAGCGGTCATATACCGTACAACTTAACATCATTAGTTAAGTTGTAATTAACAAACTACTTTATTTTAATATCTTTATTATTGAGTAGCTCATACGCTACAATAACTAAACTCATTTGTTTAGTTATAATTGATAAAGTATCTTTAATTTATCAATTGAACTTTGAAAATTGAATAGAGATGCAAAGGTTTTTGTATCGGTGAAGTCTGCGGAGACGGCAAGCAACACTTGCAAGAGCAGACCAAGAAAGTTTAACCTTTGTAAGTTAGTATAGTGTACTAACATCTTTTATATTAAATCTCTTTTATTTATGGCGTTTGTTTGGCAGTCACAAACTAAAATAAGACTGCTGCCAAAACTTTAATTAATTTTAAAGTTTAAAAAAGAAATAAAAGAGGTGAAACGAATGTATAAAGCAAAACACTTTAAAAAGTCAAAGGCTAAACGTACAGCAAAAAGACTTTTTAAAGTGCTAAGTCTACTTATAAAGTTGATTTATTGCTTAGTTAAGTTAATTAACTACATAATAAATCACTTATAATAAGTTGATTTAATCCAAGCTTGCAGGCGATTTATTATGAAAATCGCTTGCTTGTAAGGATTATATAACATTTTATATATTTTGTCAAGCCTTAAATAAAAATATTATTTTGGAGGTGGTAAAAATGAAATTATTTGAATTAATTGTTTGTTTTGTGATTTTAATCATTGATACAATTTTACTTATCAGTGATTTAAAAGAGCATAAAAACAAATAAAAAATACTCTATATTGTGACAGTTTACCAGACAAGACACAATATAGAGCCACACACAAAACGACGAACTATAGGCTATAACAAGCTATAACAAGCTATAACTATATCACTATAAGTATATCATTAGTGGGTATTTTTATTATAACGAATGTTTAATAGTTTGTCAAGAAAAATTTTATTATAAAGGAGTAATAAAAAATGAAAAAAACATTGAGTGCTTATGACCTAAAAAAAGCTTTTGTCGAATATAATAGGAACTACTATAGTTTTGACGGGCTTAAAGCCTTGCTTAACTATTACGATAAAATTGACGAAAATATGGAACTTGACGTAATAGCTATTTGTAGTGCTTGCACAGAATATGGTAATGATGCAGCTTGTACTCTTCAAGATTTAAAAAATGATTATGGTTATTTATATCCAGTTTTACAATACCTTGAAGATGAAGGACTTTCTGAAAATGAATTCAGTTTAACGGAATATATTGAGTCACTTGTTGAAGTCATTTCGAAAAAAAATATCGTCCTTTATGTTTCGAATGGAAACTATATAGTTTTCTATTAATTTAAAAATATAGTTCTCGGAGGTTTACCTTTAAAGCCTCCGTCCAATACCCGCAAGGGTAAAATAATATAAAGGATTGATAAAAAATGTTATCTAAAAAACAAATAAAACTTATTCGCAAGAATATTAAGCTGTTTTCAGACAGTACGCAAAACACTTTTAAAAAGGAGTATTACTGTCTATATGTTGAGTATACAGATAATACAAATAATAAATATTGTTATAAGCGACTTAAAACAGCTTTAAAACATCTTGATACAATAATCGAGTATGATTTATACACTGCTAAAGTAAAAGAAATATATTTTACTTTACAAAGCATAAATAATTTATTTGAAATAGTGCTGTATGATGGAAAACTTGAAATATTGTAAATATTATCAAAATCCCCTATGGAGTCGGGATTATACCCTAAAAAATAATTTATAAAGGAGTAATTTATTATGTTGTTAAAAGGATTAAAAAAAGCAGTGGGCGAATACAAGCGTTATAATGACCCTGTGGCTTGCTGGAGAGCCGACTTAATGTTTGACACCTCAACAGGTGAATTGTGGACAGATGCTTTTTACGGCATCAACTATAGTTGGAATGAATATCACGACAAAGATATTATCAACTTGTCGTCCTTAATGAAGGAAAATGGCAATTATATATCAATGCAAACAGTGAGAACCTTTTGTGAAAAACATTTTAAAATAGCTTAAAATAGCATAAAGCTGATGGGCGGGGAAAATATCCCCGTTAAAGCTACGCTGTCATATCCAAAGTAGACAGGTGCTTATATTAAAAATTTTAAAAAGGAGGTTGTCATAATGGCAACAACAGAAAAAGAAAAGAAGATTTTAACTCTTTTAAAAGAGGAGTTAAAAAAAGAACACCTCAACCATTTTAGCGATGAAGGTATCGAAGTGTTGGCGAAACGTCTCGACTTATGGGACGAGGAAGAAATAACAGACGGTCGAGGTGTCTATGATTTTAAAGACTACTGGGAAGGTAGTCTTCAAGACATCAAAGAAGTGTTTGATGTTGACGATATAAAGGAAATAGAAGAATGGGATTATACGATACTTCCGCTCTCAAATGGAAATTATATCGTGGAAAATCCTGAAGGCGAATAAAAAGGTGATGCTTGAAAGCTGATAGGCGGAGCGGAAACGCTCTGTTAAAGCTACACTAACGCATCTAAAGTAGTTAGCAAGCTAAAAAATTAAAGGAGTGTTTAAAATGGAAATGGAAAAATTGAAAATGGCGAAAGTTAAACTTTCCGCACGCTCTATCACTTGTAAAGATGAAAATGGAAAGATTTGCGGTATAGTAAGAAATATCACAAGGTTTAATGACTTGCAATCAAACAAAAAACAGAGTTATTGGAAAATAATAAAAAACGCTGGTCTATGGGGAAATAGTGAGTCCGATAAAGTCTACATTTCTTCCGATGGTGAAATTTATTATATGTTTGATGTTTTGCCATTGAAAGAATATGAAAAACTCTTTGAAAAATTCTCCCTTAAGTTAGAATTTAAGGGAGAAAAAGAAGAATATAACAAAAGAAAACAGATAGCAGAAAATGCTGCAAAATTTGTAACTGTTATTCCTTGCTATATTTTAAAATTTTAAATTAGCCGACAAAAACTGGGAAAATGCAATCAATCTACAATATAAAAGAAAAGAGGGTTTTAATTATGAAAGCTCAACAAGCGTTAGAAATGTTAAATGAAGGGAAGATAGAAGAGTTAAAAACTCTTTTATCTGATGAAATCTATAAATCTAAATTGCAAAACAATTCAGAAAAAAATAGATATTCTGCTATGAAACGATTTTTTCGTTTTGCGGATAAAAATCTAAGAAAGGCATTTAAAATGCCTTGCAAAGACATTGAATGTAATGGAAAAATGTATAATTGCTTTATGGATAATTATTGTTTTGCTATAACGCCAGAAAGTATTGGTGTTATAGCAGATTATGATAATTCTAATAAGGACTATTTCAATATCGCTAAAGTTATAAGGTTTGATGGCGATATGGAAAAATTGGATTTAAATGCTATATTAGCTAATGCAAAAGCTAAAGGCTATAAATTCAAAAAATCTGAAATAGATACAAATAATGCTTTATATTATTTAAAATATAAAGAAACTTATTATAAAATAGGTTTATTAGATAAAGCTTTTTCCATCATTAATGATGGGGAAGAAGCAGAAGTATATTATCTTGGGAAAAATAATGTACTTATTATCAAGAATAGTATCGGTATAGTTGGAATTTGTCCGATGAAATTAAAAGATGATATAGACTCTAAAATTATAATTGAAAATTAAGGAGTGGAAATAATGAGAACATTAGCAGATTTAAAAAGAGAAGCAGCAAGCGGTAAAATTCGATTTGAAATGGTAGAAAGATATGGAAAAACTGGTGATGCAATTCCTGAGAGATGCAGAGGAATCCGCACAGTAGAAAAAGTTAATACGGTTGCTATTCTTCTAAAGACCACAGATGGAATAACTTCTGAACTCCGTTTTGACTCTGCAAAGTTGGTTGAGTATGACGGCGAATCCTTAACTATCTACGAGAAAGGTGAAAGAGAGTTGACTGAGCAAGAACAGAAAATTCTTGCTGACTGGCAGAAAATCGAAGATGAGTACTATAAGCAAAATCCATATGGCGATGCCTATTGGAAAAAGAAGGATTATTTTAAACATTGTCCTTGTCCTTGGCTTGCTGGTTATAAGACTGTAAGAGGAAAGTATTATAACTATAACGGAAAAATTATTGATAATCAAGTTAGAGGTAATGCAATTTTAAAATATCATATTTATCATTAAAGGAGTGGAAACAATGACGAAATTAGGAAGTTGGGCGGTTAATTTTGAAATTATACTTGATGGAGAAGTGATAAAGTTTGAAGATTTAAGCGAGGGTTCACAAGAGCATATTCTACAATGTATTAAAGAGGACTATTATTCAGGAGAATTAGTTGAGGAGGAAATTTAATTATGAGTGGAAAATTTGAATTATTTATGTGTTGCTTGGGAAACGGTATAACCGTATGCAATAAAGCTGTAATGGAAAATAACGACTATAAAATAATAGCTCATATTTCAGAAGGTGGAAATATTAAATTGTATGTGGGAGAATCTTATATTCCATTAAAAGATATGGAAATTATTCAAAAATGTGCTGATAGCAAAAAGAAAGATTTTCAGGGAAAATTTGAAAAGTTTTCTGATATAAAACAATATATGATAATTTCAGATAATATACCATTTAATAAATTTTTAGAATTTACTGAGGATAAAAGAAATTTAACGGGAAAATTACCCGAAATGAGAGAATATTATTATAGTATTGCATGATAAAATGCCAATTTTAAATAAAAATATTATAATTATCATTCGCTTTTTAGAAGATTTATGATATAATATTTATATAAAATCACATAAAGGTTAGTGCTGGAGGGTTTCCTAAACTTCCAGCCCATAGCAAAAAGCTAAAAAATAAAATTTTAAAAAGGAGTAATTAAAAATGAAAAAATTTGAAACGTTAAAGGACGATAAAATTGAAATAGGAGGTAATGCTCTTTACAGAATAAGAGCATTAAAGAATTTTTCAAATGTTACCATCGGTGAACTTGGTGGATATATTGAGAAAGAATCTAATCTCTCTCAAGAAGGTAATTGCTGGGTTTATGGCAACGCCAGAGTATATGATGAAGCTCATGTCTATGGTGATGCCAGAGTATGTGACAGTGCCACAGTAGTTGACGGTGCCATGGTATATGATAATGCTTGTATAAGTGCTAATGGTCATGTAGGTGGTAGGGCTTGTGTGTACGACAATGCTTTTATAAGCGATGATGCACAGGTATATGATTTCGCCAAAATAGGTAATGGCACTCATATCTATGGCAATGCTCGTATAAACGGGAATGCACAAATAGGCGGTTGTGCGTGTGTAAGCGGAGATGCCATGGTAAGCGATAGTGCCTATGTTGGTGGTAATGCCATGGTAAGCGATAGCGTTAGTATATACGGGAATGCTCGTATAGTCGATAATTGTCGTATAAATGGCAACGCTCATATCTACGACAACGCTTATATATGTGGTGATGTTTATGTAAGAGGTGATGCTTGGGTATGTGGTGATGCCTATCTAAGTAAAGACAGCGATGTTCTATGGATAGGAAATGGAAGTAATTCCATAACTTTTTTTACAAACAAAAATACAGCAATTAATGTTACATATGATGGCTGTATTTATGAAAACATCGACCTCTTTTTAAAAGAAGTTAGTAGAACTTGTGATGATAAAAATATAAAAGCATACAAGTTAGCTTGCGAGCTTGCACGAGTACAGATGGAGGAATAATTATAATGGGAAAATATATAGAAACAGTAATTGATGGAAATTTTATAAAAGTAAAAAGTCCTTACAATCGAGCCTTTATAAAAAAGGCTCGACAAATTCAAGGTGAATGGGAAAAGCCTTACTGGATATTCCCATTAAAAAATAAAGAATATGTAATCAATGCTCTTCTTGCCTCATATGGAGAGTGTGGAAGTTTATCAGAAAATATACCTTGTGTAGATGTAATTATAGATATGGATAAATATCCTTGTGGTTGCTATTTAAAAATTGACACTTTAATAGTAGCGGAAAGACCTTCCAGAGATGCAGATGTAATTCTGTCACCTAAAGCATTGGTTATGCAAGGCGGTTTCGAAAAAAGTGGAGGTTCGGTTAAAAATCCTTGCATAGATGCACTTGATGGAACAATCATTAAAGTAGAAAATGTTCCTTTAATAGTTGCAGAAAGAGTTAAAGACTTGGATGGAATAACTATAATAAATCGTGACGAAAACAAGGATAAAAACAATAGAGAATTTCTTTTAGAAGAAAGAGAAAGACTTGTAAAAAGGCTTGAAGAAATTGATACTTTACTTAATGAAACTTAATAAATGAGGTGTTAATTATGTTAGATTTTTTACTTGGACTTATTACAGGAAGAAGCAATCCTAATCAATGTTTTACCGATAAAAAATATAATAAATATTTGGAAAATCAAAGACGAATTAAAGAGGAAGCTTTTAGACAGCGTGAAGAAAAAGAGCGAAAAGAAAGAGAAGAAAGACTTAAAAAAACTTGTTCGGTATCTCCTTTTTATCGTGATGAAAATATATATAATATTATTAGAGGATTGACTCTTAACCAGAGAGATTTTGATAAATTTGAAAGTCAAATTAAAAAAGGCTATGGATATATGTTTTTTATTGAGGTTGGAGAAATTAGTGAAACTGGATATATTTACCCACTGGAAAAAGTTTTCAAGAACCGCTCACTTGACAAAACCGTAGCAAAATTTATTGAATTATGTAATAGTGATGAACATCATTATCGAGTTGCAATAGAGTTTGGATTAGGCAATGAAACAATCGTCACTACAAGAGTTATGTCTTGGTGTGAACGCTATAGAGAAGTAGTATATAACACTACACCACTTTTTTCTATATCTTTTTGGAAAGATTTTAATGAAAGAAAAAGAAAGTTAGAAGAAAAAGCATCGAAAGAAGGAGATGAAAATGATGACTTTAATTGATAATTATAAGATGATAAATTCTGAAAAGGATACTTCTATAATACTTTTACATTCATACGGAAAAACAGAAAAGAGAAAGAAAGATGGTAATTTAAAAGATACAAAGTGTAATAAAAAGGAAGATGAAAGTTCTGAAGTTTTTGCTTTTAATACTGAGGAAAAAATAAAAAGTATGATGGAGGTTTTTAATAAACACATAGCTGAATCAAGAGCTAATACAATGGAAAAAAGAGCGAGAAGAAATAAATTAGTTTTTCTTGTTGGAATAAACATTGGTATTCGTGCTGGTGATTTGATTAAGCTAAAGTGGAATTTTTTTATTGAAAGTCTTAATTCTGATGGTACTGTGGAAAAATTTAAGGAATATTATGACTTAAAACCTGAAAAACAAAAGAAACAAAATAAATTTGTTCGTTTACACTTCAATAAAACTGTACGAAGGGCAATAAACGAATATGTGGAAAATTTTCCTATAACCAATTTGGAAGATTATATTTTCTTTGCAACAGATAATTCAAGCGAACATATCTCATATCACGCTTTGTATGAAATGTTAAAAAAAACCGCCAAAGAAGCTGGAATAAAAGAAAATATAGGCACTCATTCTTTAAGAAAGACTTGGGGTTTTTGGTGTTGGCATAAAGCAATGGATAAATCTAAAGCATTGACGATTCTTCAAAAATGCTTCAATCATTCCAGCGTTGAAACCACGCTAAAATATATAGGATTGCTTGATAGTGAAATAAAAGAAATGTATAACAGTATCGAACTTGGTATGGAATATATATAAAAGTTATATTGTTTCTTGTACAAATAACTAAAATTTTATTGAATAATAAGCTTATTTATGATATAATTTTAAAAAGGAGTTTAAATTATGGAAAAATTTATTCATATAAAAAATGAGATTATTGAAGATAGCAATACAAATAAAAACAGAATTATTTCATATATTATCAATGGATATATGCCTTATTCAAGTAATAAAATTATAGAATTAGCTAAAGAGAATCCAGATGAAGGTTTACAAAAATATAGTGACGATAAAATATGGGAACAGTATAAAAGTGGAAAAATAAGCAGAGAAGAAGTTGTAAAGGTTGCAATAGATAAAGTTTCTAAAGAGATAGACATAGATACAGAAGAAAAACTTAAAAAACTTGAAAGTATAATTGCAGCACCAACACTTTTACATTTTTCACTTTATATAGAACGATTTAAAATACAAGCTGGTTGTGGTTCTAAAGTTGGTCTTTTTTATGGTGATGCGTATGCGGAATTGAGAACAAAGAATAAAACATATACAAATGAAAAACAAGGACATAAAGAAGAAAGATTTGCAATATCAAATGTTTTAAATCAGTGTGATAGCGTGATAAAAATACTTTGTGAATATAAAGAAAAAGCTCTTATTACTGGTATAAGTGATGAACCTACGCCGATATGGGCTGAAAGAGATAATGGCAGTATATTTGGAGTAGGCGTTGAAACAGGAGCTATTCCAAAATTTAGACATCAAGGTGTTGATTTTGGTTCTTTTTTCTCAATTCTTAAAAAGTGTGGTTATCATAAAACAGTCGTTAAATGTAGTCGTAAAGAATTTTATGTAATAGTTTATCTTTCTGAGATATAATAAAATATAATAAAATATAATAAAAATTGGTGATAATATGAAGGCAGATTTTAAAATAAGTTCTGAAGATATAATTAAAGAATACAAATCAACCTCTTCTAAGTCTGCTGTTGGAAAAAAGTTTGGAATATCCTATTCTAAGGTTATTAAGACTTTGTTATCTGCTGGCATTGACATAGAAGATGAACTTGCTGATGACATATTTGACTTGAAATGTCAAGGTTTTACTAATCAGGAAATTTGTAAGCAATTAAATATAAGCATGAAAGTATTAAATGCTCATACACCATATGTAAAAGGTGCATATGGATTACCAGACAGCGAAGTATCTAAAAAAACTTTATATCATCGTCAATGGAAAAATAAAAATAAAAATAATTAATATTTGAAAGGAAGTATAGTTATGTGGACAGTAAAAGAAGTAATAGATAAATCAGGAATGACTCTTGAGGAATTTGGAAGTCATTATGAAATACCAATCGAAAAATTAAAAGAATGGTATAATGATAAAGAAAACAAAAGAGGATTATTATATAAAGAAATAACTAAAAAGAGAAAAAAAGAAAGTGGAAAAACTAAAATAAGCACATCTAAAGACGGATATAAATTCGCTAAATATGGGAAATTTTCTCTTATGTTAGATAGAAAAAATCCAAGAATAGCAAGTATTGAAAATTACTACGAAATATCTCAGCAAGAAGCTGAAGAAAGAAAAATCGAACCAATAAATATTATAATTCCAAACGAAATAGGTTTTATAAAAATAAAAGCAATTAAAAATATGGCATTTGCAGAAAAGAATATAGGTACAGTAAAAATCGAAAATGGAATAGAAAGAATAGAAGATAGTGCTTTTATATACTGTTTTAATTTGAGGAGTATTTCTATTCCTAAAAGTGTAAATTATATAAGTAAATATGCTTTTAAAGGTTGTAAAAATCTTGATGAGCAATCAAGACAAAAAATTCTTTCACTTGCACCTGAAACTGATTTTGAATAATATAGCATAATAAACGGAGATAAGTATGTTTAGAGTATATGATAAGAAAAATCAAACCTTTATAACTTCTAATAATATAATGGCTAATCAAGATGGTTATTTATATCTTTTAAAAAATGAACCAACAAAAAATATACTTATTCCTCTTGATGATGATAGTAGGTATACAAAACAAGAAGGAATAGGAATTGTAGATGGTGATGGATGTTATATCTTTGTGGGAGATATAGTTAGAATTATATTGGATAATAAAAATAATACAAGAATAAATAAGTTTGGCGTAGTATCTTATATTTCTCAGCTTGCTACATATATGGTTGTAAATCATAATGATAGAATTTGTTATCCAATAAAAGCAAATAAAGATGAAATAGCAGATAATATTTGTATTATTGGAACAATTTTTGATAACAAAATTGAAGATTGGTTATTTAATAATGAATTTAAAGATTGTTCTTTTAAAAAGCAAAAAGACAAAGAATCAGATTATAAAATATTTGAGGATAAGAACTGTCATCAAAAAATAATTAAGCTTTTAAATGATACTAAAACTTTAAAAGTTAAAATGAATTATTATTTTGAATAAACTAATGCTTACATAAGAAAGGTGGGAAATATATGTCTGATATTTCTTTTCAACAAGCTTTAACTAAAACTATTATAGAAGTTGATAATAGTTTTATGAAAAAAATATGGGATTCTCTTGAAAAACATATTAGGAGAGAGTATGTTCCACCTTTATTCAGTGATTATACAATTATATTAACAGAAAAAGGTGCAAATAGAAAGATTATAGAAAAGAGTTTTGAGGAAACTGTTTATTTTTCTAATCTTTCTATCGAAGACCAGAAAAAAACTATAGATAATGCGTTGAAAGAAAATGGTTTGTCTGAGGATATTGTACGATATTATTATGTAAAATATCTTAGTGCTACTGAATGGAAAATAACTATATTTGAAACTGAAAAAGATAAGATTGAGAAAGTATGGACAGTAGAATGTGTGTATAGAAATACACCAAGTGAAGATGGTGAATTTTATGGTATAAAAGTTAAGTTAAATAAAGATGATAATAATTCAATAGATTTTAATAATCAGGCTGCAAAATATGGAATTTATAATATGTCGGATTATGCACGACAGATAGGTACTTTTGCACTCGACCTTGTAAATGCAGTATCTTATTATATGCAGCATTATAATCCAGATGTTGAATATAAATTAATCAAAGCCGAAGAACCTAAAAAAAGTAAAAAGAAAAATGGCAATGGGGGATATAGACAAAAAATAACTTTAAAATCTAAAATATCACGATATGTTTTATCTGATGAAACACATAAAAATAATATTAAAAATATAAGAACTTATCGAAAAATAAAACCTTGTTGGCAGGTAAGGGGATATTATCAAAGATTTGGAAAAGAAAAGATTTTAAAGTATATTCCTCCACGCATAAATTATAGGAGAGATATTAGCAAGACGGAAGATTTACAACCAACACCAAATAGATATAATTTAATTGAAAATGATGATAAATAAACCGCTCTCAATATTATATATTTAAGCTGATGGAACAATGTGTTCTGTCAGCTTATTTTTTAATTTCTAAAAATATATTGTTATGCTTAGATTTTAAAGCCTTATAAGCGTTTTAAATAAAATGGTATAAAACTATACTAAAATTGAAATAAAATGCGTTACAGGGCAATTTTGAGCCAAATAGAACTATTCTATGAGATGGTATTTAATTTGCTTGAGAATAAATTGATTGAACACATAGTGAAACACGATTATCTTATATTAAATAACTTTTCTGAAAATTAGTGAAGTTATTAGATATAGTTTACTTTTTAAATGGTATTCTTTGCTATTTATAGCCTTTGTAGGCTTAAATTAAATCAATCTTATTTCTTTCTCTTGAATGGTATGTAAAACCGCTCTCAGAACAATTCTGGACAAAATAGAGCTATTAAATTTTTATTATTTTTTGAAATTTTAATTTCATTTACCCCCTCAATTTTAACCCTCTAACCTCAATTTTTCATTTTCAGACCGTTATAATATTTATATAATCTTATTTTATATATTTAAGGAATATAGTCTATCCACGAAAATGAGGTATTAAAAGCGTGGATAAATTTGTGGAGAGAGTATATTCATTTACTTATATATATGCGAAAAAATTGATGAGTTTGGATTTGGGGAATGGAGCAAGATGGTGAAGAAATCCCTACTCCAACTGCAATTCAGGATATTGTATTAGAAAAAATCAAGTTCCAGCAGTCATAGAAGTGTTTATGCCATCATTTCGTGATAAACTAAATAATCGTTTTGTAAAAAACACTTTCACTTCCAGCTTGGCTTGCAGATATGGCTGATAAAGATGATGTAAATTGTTCTAAAATTTTCCAAAATGCCCTTATAGACTATCTTGGAGTTAAACAATGATTTATTTTTAATATTTAATTCAATAAAAATTAACCGCTCTCAGAGTTATTACTTTGAGGGCGGTTTTCATTTAAATATATTAAAAATAAGTTGTAAATTTAATAATCACTTCAGTTGAATATTTGGCACTCATAGGGATTTCAACACCATTGATAAGTGTTATTTTGTTTCTTTCTATATCTCTTATTTTTCTAAGATTAACAATGTATCCAGAGTGGCAACGACAAAATATAGGCGGTAGTTCTTTTATCAAATTTTTAATTAAGATTCTTTGAGTAAAAATATCGTTGTCAGTAACAATTCTAATATTATGACCTTTACTTTCACAATAAAAAATTCGATTTAAAACTATACTGTAATATTGTCCTTTGTATTTATAGACATATCTTTGATGAAGTGTAGCAAAATCTTCAAGCATAGCTTGTATACCTTCGGTTAATGCTTTTTCATCTCCTTTTTTTATAAAACGATATACTCTATGCTTGATAGATTCACCAATAAATTCTGTATAGCTTGTCACATAAAAAATAATAATGCTTTCATTTTTAGTATATAACTTGTCACCAACATTCAATCCATTAATTTTTGGCATATCAATGTCAAGAAAAACAACATCAAAAGGACTATTTGAATGTGCTTTTAAAAGTTCTAAAGGGTTGGTATAAGCAAAAAAATTGAATTCAAAATTGTAATTATCATACTTAGCAATAATATCTTTTGTTAATTTTATTAAATTTTCAAGAGTAGCTTTTTCATCATCACAAAATGCAATATTCATATTTATATTATCTGAAGATTTATCAAATATTATAAATGGAAATTTATTGTTAATTTGGAGTTTGTTTGAAATTATGTCGAAATAAAATGTAATTGTGCTGTTTTCTACATTTAAAGCTACTAAAATGTTATAACTATATTAGCAATAAATTCCAATGTAATGACGAAAGGGCGTGATTAAAATGTGCTTATAATCAAAAAGAACGGCTTACAAGCCGTTCTAAAAGGTGGGAATAGTTATATGTATATTTAATCTATTTTGAGCCAGTATGGGCTGTTTTTAGCTTTATCTAAACATTTATCACTGAACCACATACAGTCCGTATCAACTTTAACACTGCCATCGTAGTTGTAACCATTTTTAAAATATACTGTATATATTTTACAATCTTCAGTTTTACCACACCAATCGCAAGTAGTTTCTTGATATTGAAGTTTTGCATCACAAGAAGAAAAGAAACCAAATATAAGATAGCCACCCAATGCTAAAACAATAAGCATTACTAAAATAAAAATATTTTCTTGAATTTGCGATTTTCTCTCTATGCTTTCACTTGTATTTTTTCTATCTTTTTTGTTTTCTTCTAAAGGTTCTTCTTCTGTTTCTTTTTCGTCTAAGCTTTCTTCTTCTAAAAATTCTTCGTCCAAAGGTTCTTCATTTGTGTTTTCTTCATCTAATAAAAATTTTTTCGTTTTCTTCATATTTTTCATACCTGATACCACCTTATGTATAATTTACAAATTATTCAACAATAACTTGTTATTTATATTATAATTTGATAATTTACGAAAGTCAAGGATTTAATAAAAATATTTCTATTTTTGTGAAATAAATTAGCTTGTAAGGTACGAACAAATGTTCTATAATTAAAAGAAAGGAGTGGTAAAAATGAAATATAAAGAGTGGATAATGATATTACTTGATAAGATAGATGATGAGGAGGTATTAGAAAAGATTTATAACATAGTTAATCGAATTTTTGTTAGAGATACTTAATCAGATTATATTTCATAAAATAAAAATCCTACTGGTGATTTGAATGTATACCAGTAGGATTTTTATTATTTGTTTTGTAATATGTTTTTTAAATATTTTTTAAATACTGCTCTTTCATCAGGTTCAAGTTGTAGATAACTATTAATGATTTTAATATCTAATTCATCGAGATTATATTCTTGTGTTAATTCAGTAATAATTGTAGTTTTATCGTTGTCAAATATTTCACCTTGTTCTTGTGTAAGCCAAAGGTAAGAAACATGATATTCTTTACAAACATTTCTAATAATTCCTTCTTTAGGTTCTACCTTTTTTTGTTCGATGTTTTTAATAACACCAATAGTTACACCTATACGTAAACCAAATTCAGTTTGTGAAAGTTTTAATTTATTTTTTCTTAAGTATTTAAATCTCTCGTATATATCCATTATTGTCACCTCCTGTCTTTATAATTATTATATCCTTTTTATAATGGATTGTCAATCCATTATTTTTACAAAAAAATAAAATTTTTCTAAAAAATAGATTGACAATCTAAAAATCATCTGTTATAATAGATTCATAATCCAGAAAGGAGTTGAGAGTATGACATCAAAAACCAATCCAAGAACTGATGTTAAAGAACTTTATAAGGAGTTAATTTCAAAATGCTCAGAAGAAGAGAAAGAAATGGCATATGTTGCAATTACAGCTTTTCTTGCTGGTTGTGCAACAAAGAAAAAAGAAAAGACAGTTTAACAACGATTTAAAGAAGGAGATAGTAATATGAATAAATACGGTAGTTATAAAGATTTAAAAGAAATTGTGTTTGGTTTGGCATATTCATATCAGCACGCAACGCAACTTCCTTATAAAGTTGAGGGAGCAGACCATGCCTATAAAGCAATAGAATGGATTTTAATAATGGCAGATTTAGAGAAAGAATTTCACGACTATGTAAAAATGCGAGGAGAAGCAGGTCATTCTGCTTATGCAAAGTACATTGAAGAAAAGAATAGTGAAGAAAATAAAAATGAAAACGAATAAGTTTTTAAATATTAGTTTAAATTATCTTGTGATTCAATTCGTTTAGTTATAATATTGTCAGAAATTTGAGCTAATGTAGGTAAAGATAGGCTACCGACCTTTTCGGCTATTGATTTTGTTTCATTCCAAACATCGTCTTTTCTTACATTAGCAATAAAAGTATGACCTTGTGGAGATAAATCTTTTATAAGGATATGAACACTATCATCTTTACGATAATTTACATTAAGTATTAGTCCATACTTTTCGCATAGTTGAACATGATAAATGATTTCCTCGCAAGAATACTTATTTAATAGTTTAGGATTGTCGTTAGAACCACCATTGTAATTCATACCTCTATCACTGGTACATATTTCTTCAACAGATAAGAGAATGTCATGAACGCAATCAGGATTTAATTTCATACTAAATACCACCTTATGTATAATTTACAAATTATTTAATAATAATTTATTATTTATATTATAATTTGATAGTTTACAAAAGTCAAGGATTTGATAAAAATATTTCTATTTTTGTGAAATAAATTAGCTTGTAGTGTATGAATTAAGTTAGTTGTCAAGGGTTACATTTCAAATGTTACCCTTAGAGAAAGGAAAGTGTTTATGAATCATAGAGAAAATGATAGTCTATATGAAGATGATATGAATATTAACAAAATTCAAAGTACACAGGTTATTCTTGCTATAAAAATTACAACACCATTTTATAGTAAAGATAATTTTCTAAAAACAGATTTTAAAACACAATATAGGTCTTTATCTGGTATTTTATTATGGGAAGAAAATACAACAGATAAAAAACCTAATACAAATTTAGAATTTGTTCCTATTATTAGAAATGTGCTTCTTGTTGATGTTAATGCTGGTAGAAATACTGATGAACGCCTTTTAACTTACAAAATGCAATATTTGTCACTTAGTGGCAAATTATTATCAGAAAAATTAGTAGGTGAAACACAAGATAATAATAATCATTTTGGAGATATTGAAAAAGAGTTTCCACTTGAAACATTAAAAAGTATTCTTGGTAGTTTTTATACAAACAGAAAAGATTAATTTTTAGAATTGGTTGAATTTTGGCTTTTATTGTTATTTTTAGGTTCAGTTAACTTTTGTGCATCTGAGATAACAAGTTCTGTATTTATAAATGAAACCATAACATCAATAAATACAAGCATATCTTCTATGTTGTAGTCTAAATTCTTTTTAATATAGTGAGTTTCATCATTACCAATCCATGTGGCAGCGGTGGCTAAACTTTTTATCTTAGGATTTTCAATGTATTTACTTATGCATGATGAGAGCTTAAGGGATTTTATATTAACTGATTCATTAGGGTTTAAAAAAATCACATAGTCTTTTACCAAAAATTCAAGAGCTTTTCTGTAACCTATACCTGATATTTTAGTTGAACCTTGTTGTTGAGCTATATACGCTTGATTATAAATTTCACAAAAATCTGGCGATAGTTTTTTAATCAATTTTGGAAAATCTTTTGTATTGTAAGATTCTTTAGGTGAAAAGGATATTAAATTTGTGGTTTCATAAGACAACACTTCATAATGACCAATAAAAAATTTTTCACACTTACTACAAAAGTAAAATGAAAATAATTCATTGTTTTCATCGTCTTTTTGAATAAGCCAGTTAGTTATAGGTTCAATTTGTGTAACGGTGTTACACATCGGACAATTAGAAGGCGATTGAATTTCAATATGTCCACGCCATATTCCGTCATCGGGAAATACAGGAATGTCTGAGATTGTAATTAACATTATATTTTACCTCTTTCTACGATATATTACTTATATAGTATCACAAGGTAAAATAATAGTCAATTAGTTTTATAATTTGAAAGGAGTAAAAATGTGCGAAGTTATTAAAACATTTACAAATGAAGATTTCGGCAAATTAAGAGTTGTACGTATTGATAATGAGTTCTTTCTTATAAGCAAAGATTTAGGAGAATTCTTAGGATATGTAAATACAAGGAATGCTGCAATAGCCCATGTTGATAAAAAAGACAGAAGGTATTGTTTGATTAACACTTCTTTTGGTATTCAAAAAATGACAGTTGTAAATAAGAATGGAGTTTATAGTCTTATTTATAATGTTAAATCGCAAAGAGGTAAGAACGCAAGAGATTGGATAATTCAAAATGTAATTCCAGAGCTTTATGAAAATAAGGAATTAAGTGTTTTGAATTATCCGCCGAGAAATGAAAGGAGTTCAAATATGAACGAAATTATCAAAATTAACTATGACAGCGAACAGCCGACAGTACTCGGCAGAGATTTGCACGAGGCTTTGGAAGTTAAGACCGCTTATAAGGACTGGTTTCCAAGAATGTGTGATTATGGTTTCGAGGAAGGTAAAGACTTTTGCTCATTTTTGAGCGAAAGTACAGGAGGCAGACCAAGCACAGACCACCAACTCACAATCCCTATGGCGAAAGAAATATGTATGCTTCAACGCTCTGAAAAGGGCAAGATGTTCAGACAGTACTTTATAAGCATTGAGGAACAGTGGAACACACCCGATGTGGTTATAGCAAGAGCATTATTGATGACAAACAAGAAATTGGAAGAATTAAAAAATAAGAATTTACTTCTTAAAGCCGAAAATAAAGCACTTGAAGCCGAGAACACTAAAAAGGAAAATATCATTCAAGAAAATCAACCAAAAGTTGACTTTGCAGAAGGTATCACAGCAAGTAAAGGAACTATTTCAATGAGTCAGTTTGCAAAAATGGTAAGTAAAGAAACTGGTAAAACGATTGGAAGAAATGCCATTCTTCTTTGGTTAAGACAGCAGAAGATTTTGATGAGAACTAATGAGCCTTATCAAATGTATAAGAAATATTTTGAATATATTCCAGTTCTTAATCATTGGGGCAAGGGTGGTTTTGCAACAAGAGTTACTGGAAAAGGACAGCAGTGGTTGTTCGAGAGATTGAGAAAGGCTGGTGTAATCGGAGAAAAGAAAAATACAAAATTGGTAAGCGTTAGTATAGCTCAAGGTAATGAAGATGATTTGTCTTGGGTAGATGAAATATAAGTAGAAAATTATATTAAGTAGGATAATTGATGTAATTGTAGATTGTTTATAATGTTTTATAAAATTTTATAAATAAGTATAAAATATACCATTTTACATTATATCATCATATAAGTAAATAAGCAATAAGAATATTTAAATAAAAAGGAGATTTAAAAAATGAAAATTTTTAATGGGTTTGCATATGAGGTTATTAAGGGTAATGTGATAATCGAAAATTGGTGTAACTCAAATAGTGAAATTGTTATTCCGAATGAAATAGATGGGAAGCCAGTTACAGGTATAAGTGCTTGGGGTTTTGCTGATAGCAGTGAAATATATAATATAAAAATTCCTGATAGTGTTGTTGATTTATATGGGAGAGCTTTTAAGAATTGTATAAGGTTATGTGTTATGAAAGTTTCAAAAAATTTAGAGTACATAGGATTTGATTGTTTCGCCAACACACATCTTCAATCTAAACCTTCAATATATAAAGCATTTGATATAACAGAGCAAGGTTTGATTTGCAGAGATTATCTGTTTAAGGAAAATGAATGGTCGGAAGAAATAGATGAAATTGAGCCTTGTAAGCAAGGTTATCATTATTGCACTAATTTATTTGAAATTTTTAATTATTATTCTGGTGCTTTAGATAAAGATATAGCTATATACATTTGTGAAACAGGAAATAAGGTTCGGAGAGAAGCTGGTAGCAGCAAATGTGTAACTAACAAAATCAAACCAGTAAGAAGATTGAGTAGAGAAGATATTATAAGAATTTTGAATGGTGGTGATGTATGATGGCACTTTTAAAAGGTAATAATCAAGAATCAAGTTGTAAAAAGACTATTCCAGCTTTTGAAAAAGTATTTAAAAACACAATTTTAAAGAGGGCTACTATTGAAATTTACTTAGAAAATCCTTTTATGCTTTTAACCAGAACTCTTGGCAAGAATTTAATAAGTGAATATAAGCAAGATAATTTAACTATTTCTAATGGGAATCGTCATAAGACAAGGATTGCTTCTATACCTTTGTCGGAAATAAAAGAATATGAGTTTAAACAATTTGCTGATAATGAGTTTGAAATAAGGTTTGAAATACAGAATGTTATATATAAGGTATATGCGATTATATAAAGGAGAAGTATGAATGTCATCTTTAAATAAATATCAGAAAAAAATGGTAGAAACATATCATTACTTAATAAATAAATTTATTAATGATTATAAGACTATAACTTTATCTGAGCATTATGATTTATTGGCTATTGCTCTTTGTGAATCGGCTATGCAATACGATGAGAATAAAGGGGCTTTTATACCTTTTGCATATATGAAGATGAAAACAGCGGTAATAATGGACAATAGAAAGCGTAATACTCAAAAGCGTGGAAAGAGATATAAAACACTTCCATTAGATGAACCTTTAACAAACAGCAAAGAAAGTTTATCTTTAGCTGAAATTCAGGATAATTTTTTCTCTCAAGCTGTAATGAATAGAATATCTTTTGAGGACGATATTATTAATAAAATTACATTTGAAGAATATCTTAAAACTCTTACGCCAAAAGATAAGACTATTATGGATGGATTATTAGCGAATGAAAACCAAAATAATATAGCACATAAAATTGGTTGTACACAATCATATGTATGCCAAAGAAAGAAAAGACTAAAAAAAATGTGGGTAAATTTTAATAATGTTTAAATTAGGAGGATTTAAAATGCTATATAATGTAACACTTTTTACAAAGGAAGGTAATTCAATTAAATTGCCAAATGTTAAAGAGGGTGATGTGCAAAAATTCTTAATGAATTGTGATATGTATTCCAATATTGAAATTATTGGTAGTGTGTTTGAAAAAGAAGATACCGAACCAGTTTATGAAGAATTGTTTAATCAACTTAATGTTGACAAACCTCAGAAAACAAGAGTAAAAGTTAGAAAAATAAAATCTAAAAAGCATAGCACTTCACAAACATATACTTTTTCAAATTTTTTATCAAATGTTGCCGATAATCAACGCTTTCTTTTTAGATAAAACAATTTAATTATAGAAAAAGGAGATTTTAAAATGGATTTTATAAATATAGATACAATCAAAATACCAAAGGCTTTTATGAATTCTAAACCAAAAAAGAACAAAATAGAGCGAATAAGGGATTATTGTCAAAAGAACGGTTGTATAGATAAACCTGTTATTATCAGAGAAAATGGTCAAGGTAGTTTGCTGGTTGATGGTTATATTAGATATTTAGTTGCGAAAGAATTAGGATATAAAACCATACCCTTTATCTTTGAAGATAGTTTGTATTCACAACATAAATACATATATGGAAAGTTTAAGGGTTGCGATAAGCTTTATATTTGGAAAGTTAAAGATTCTATTGATGTCAAAGTAAATGATAAAGTAGTGGTACAGAACAAGAAAAGTAAAGGGGTAGTCACAGTAGTAGATATATTTACTTTAGACGGTATGAAAAATGTATATTACTATGCAAAGCATAGAGATGTTATTAAAGTGCGTAATGAAGGAGGTGTTTGTAGTGCAACAAAATAAATATGAAAAGAGGTGCAAATGGTGTGATTTATCTTTTGTAGCAGATACACATATGCAGAAATATTGTTCATATGATTGCAAAAGAGTTGCATATCTTGAGCAACAAGCTCAATTCAGAAATAGGCAAAAGAATAAGGGAATAGTAATTAAATATAAAGAAAATGTTAAGTCAATAGATGAAATTTTAGAAGAATTAAAGATTGTAAATGAAGAAAGATACAAGAATGGAAAATCACATCTTTCTTACGGGCAATACATATTAAAGCTAAAAGATGAAGAAAAGGAAGGGTAATGTATTATGTCAAGGTTTAAAATTAGATTAGATACTGAAAGTGATGTTTTTAAGTTTTTAAATGTAATAACAAATCTCAAAGGAAAAATTGAATTAGTAGGCAATGATGGTTGTACGCAATGCAGGGTTAATGCCCGAAGTCTTATCGGTTCGCTCTATGCTATAACTTGGAAAGAATTGTGGATTGAAAGTGAAAATGATATTTATAATAGTTTAAGAGAGTTTTTGACGGAGTAAACATATGAAAAACATAGATAAAATGAAAGATTATTATGATTTTGTTATACAGTGTTTATCTAAAAGCACAACTAATATTATGAGTTTGTTTGTTGAATTATATCCTCAGAATCGTGTTAAACATCTTGTTAGATATGGTAATTCTAAAAGAATTAGAAATAAAAATGCTTCTCGTATTTTAAAAGAAATCCATAAAGAGGGGAGACGAGCTAAAGGCTACTATATATTTTAAACAAGAAAGCTTAAATAATTACTAAATTATAAAGAGGTTTTAATGTGAAAATTAATGTTATTAATAATATTCCAAATGTAAAGGTCGCTTGTGATAAAAATGATGATGGCAGTTGTACAATAACTTTAACAGAGGATAAGCGTTTTCCTCTTGGCGAAGTAAAGCATGGTTCTGTTGTGAAAATTGGCAATCGTGAATACATTGTTCTTGGACACGCAGAAGAAACTACCGCAGTTATCACCAAGGATTTCACCAAAGAAATGGAGTTTGGTCAGTCCGGAGATTATCTTACCAGCGATGTTCGCAAGTATTGCAATGGTGAGTTTTACAATGAATTGGTTGCTGTTGTTGGTGCTGAAAATATTGTAAAGCATACTGTTAAGTTGGTTGCAGATGATGGCACTGGAAAGGGTAAAGCTTGCTGTGATAATGTTTCTATTATCACCACCGAGAATTATCGCCGTTATAGAGAGTTTCTGAGGGCATATGGAAGTTGTTGGTGGACTGCTACCAGAGTTACTTATGACGATGAAAATTACGCTCGTTACGTTTACCGCGTCTACTCCGATGGCGTTCTGAGTTGGGATGGCAGTAGCTATAACGGTGGGGTTCGCCCATTTTGTATCTTGAATTCTTCGGTTTTGGTAGATAGATGAGGTTTGGTAAATATGAATAATTTTGAGGAATACTACAAAATCAGAAAAATTAGTGAAGATTTATTTAGTTTGATTGTTAGAATTAAGAAACTTAATAATTTAGAAGTGGAAGCACTTGTAAATTATTAAGTTTTACAACAAAAAAATTGGAGGATTAAAAATGAATAAATACGAAATGCTTTACTATGACAAAATTGAAATTGAAGGACATACACTTTACAGAATAAAGGCTTTAAAAGATTTTGGAAATGTAAAAGCTGGCGACCTCGGTGGGTATATCGAGAAGCCTGCGAATCTCTCGCAAGAGGGAGATTGCTGGGTTTACAATGAAGCTTGTGTTTATGGCGACGCTTTTGTCTTTGGCAACACCCGTGTCTCTGACAACGCTTGTGTCTATGACAATGCTTGTGTCTATGACAATGCTTGTGTCTATGGCAATGCCCATGTCTGTGGCAATGCCCAAATAAGCAAAGACAATGATGTTTTATGCATTACTCCTATAGGCAGCAGAAACGGTACTACAACATTTTTTAAGACTAAAGACAATAATATTGGCGTAAAATGCGGGTGCTTTACTGGCACGATTGACGAATTTTTAGAAAAAGTCAGTGAAACTCACGATGAAAACAAACACGCTAAAGCATACAAGTTGGCTTGTGAGCTTGCACGAGTACAGATTGAAATGGAGGATACATAAAATGAGAGAAATATTATTTAGAGGAAAAAGCATAGAAGATAATAAATGGGTTTATGGTGACTTGATTAGAGAAAAGAAAAGTTTGGTGAAATCTGCACAAGAATTTATAGAACAACAAATAATGGATGGGAATTAATAGATGTAAATCCTGAAACAGTCGGACAGTACACAGGCTTGAATGACAAGAACGGCACTAAGATTTTTGAAGGAGACATAATTAAGCAATATTTTGAAAATTTAGAATCTGAATACGATTATCGTTGTTGTGACATCGGCAGAGTGTTTTGGTATCAACATCAAACAAGATTTTTGAGAACATCAAAACTATTTACTGATGATTGTCCTAAAATGCTTGAACATTATGAATATGAAATTATCGGTAATATATATGACAACCCCGAACTCTTGGAGGAATGACTAAATGAAACGCATATCAAAAGTAATAGGTGTTATATTAATAGTTCTTCTTATAGTGTTCTTATTATTTCTTTCTGTAACAGAAGAGGTGGCAAAATTCTTTGCTTCGGGCTATATAATCAAGTTGTTTTTTTTAAAATAACACTATATAGTATAAAAAATAAAAATAAACAAATAAAAGGAGTGTTTTAAAATGATTGGATATATGCTTACGAATGGAAAAGGCTACTATATTTCCAAAGATAAATTTAATGGCAAATTTGTTAGTATTGGTAATAAAAGATGGGGCTGTAAATGGATTGAATACAACAGGATTGAAAATGTTTTAAGAAATTCTTTAAGTAAAAACCTAAGAGATAATTTTTACATAATAGAAGTTGAGATAAACAATGATGAATTAAAAGATACTGTTGATTTTTTTGTATCTGGCAAGGCTAATAAAGATAAGTATATATCTGATAATAATAATTTAACTTGTAAGAATTTAGATATAGATAAGATTAAGCAGGAGATTTCTACACCCATAAAGTCAGATGAATTGGATAAAATCAAGAAAGATGTTAATTTGTTTTCAGATACACTTAAAGATTTAAGAAAGCGTAAACAAGAATTGCTTGATTTACAGAGTGAAGTAGATAAAGAAATAAGTGATATTTATCATTATATAGAATTGAATAATCTTAATGCTTATCAAGGTTGGCTTATGTATAAAATGCTTCAATATAGATTAAAACGAAGAAGGGTGATTAAAGACGAATTGTCTATAATAAAACATCTTGTTAAGTGTAATATAGATACTCAATCTTTGTCTGAAATTCAGGATATAATAAAAAATATGGATAATAGAAAATATACGCCAAGAGTATTATCAGATTTATTTAAATAAAGGAGAAATAATATGATTAATAAAATTGAAAGTAATGAATATCTTAATAAGGCAAATTTAATTAAATATCTCACACAGCTTCAAAGTAAAATGTCGGCAAATATGATACCCGAAAAGCCTAAATGTGTTAAATCTGAAAGCTATGCTAAAGGTGTGCTTGACGGTATGAGTAATCTTATTAAGTATATTACATATATTACACCTGATTTAAAAACAGATACTTAATAAAAATTTTAAGGTAATAAATTGAATATCTAAAAACAGATATATAAAGTGTAAATATTTCAAAGGAGTGTAATATAAAATGAATAAAAATGATTTTTTTAGCTTAGAAAAGGTTTTAAAGGTTGTAACGCAGGGATATTCTAAATCAAGTAATACAGAACTTTTAAATGCTTATAATGTAATCAAGGCAGATTCTTCAACAACTCTTGATGGTGTTAAAGATGATATATTAATTGAATTGGGTAAGAGATACGCTGAATCTTTAAATCAAAATCCAACTTATAAAAAAATACATCAAGGTGCTGCGGCTTGGGTTATAGGGGATTGGAATGATAGGTATGAGATTGAGGAAAGTATAGTGTCAGGTTTTAATATAGGGAAATATGTTTCGATAATGTTTCCTTTTAGATATGAAGGTTATCGTTGGGATGAAATAGATAGGATTGTGTTTTTTGATAAGAAATCGGCAATTAATGCACTTCAAGAAATTAAGGCTAATCATAAGATAATAGAATAAAAGAATAATTTTAAGAGGTATTTAGTATGTTAAAGAAGCCTAAATATGGTTGGAGTAAGATTGCGATAGGTAATTGGAGTGACAGATGCAGTTATATAAATAATGTTCCAATAGATTTACTTAAAGCGTTTATAAATTTGTATGAATATAAAAATCCAACTGCTGTAAAGTTTGATGCAGAAGGCTGGGAATATATTATAGTTTTTGATTTTTATGAAATACATATTATAACAGAAAAGAATGATGAGTATATTTTGAAAACAATTCCGTGTAATATAAACAATCTCACAAATGAACTTGTAAATGATATTCTTTTAAATATAAAAGAATGGGTTAACTTTGATGAAGATTCACCATTGGATAAAACTCAAATAATTGATTTGTGTAATCGTTTAAAGAATGAAAGGAGAAAATTCAATGCACATATATACTGAAGAAGAACTTTTACAAAAAGGGTATAAGATTGAAAATGTAAAAATTAAAAATGTATCTTTATCAATGGAAGAGCATGGTTGCTTTACTTCTATGCTATATCTTGATGGTAAAGGTTTTTCAGTAGCATATGGTGGTTATTGTTTAGGTAAAGGATATTTAGGAGCAAAATCCTTTAAAGGTTCGGCTGCTGGTGTAGAGTCTATAATGAGAATTATGGACGTGATTGGAGTGTCAAGGTTTGAAGATTTGCCTAATTGTTATGCAAGAGTAGCTACAAAGGGTTGGGGTGAAAGTGTAAAAATAATTGGAAATATTATTAAAGACAAATGGTTTGATTATGAAACATTCTTTAATGACAAAAATGAGGCTGTGGAGGTCGATAATGTACATATATGAAAACCATATAAGTGGAGAATTATATGCAATTAAACAAGAATTATCTCATGAGGATTTATTTTGTCCACATTGTGGCGATTCAGATTGGGCTATTGGTTGTGCTAAAAACAGAGCTGAGGCGTGGAATTTATTAAAACATAAAATTGATATTGATTGTTATGACGAAAGTTATGTTAACAATTTCATTGAAAAGAATTGGGATAAATAAAATTTAAATAGGAGTAGTATAGAATTATGAAACAAAAGAAATTTATGGATATAGAAAGACTTAAAGCAAGTTATGTTGATGGTTTTCAAAATGGTGACTATATAGTAATACAAGAAAAAATAGATGGAGCAAACTTTTCATTAAATACGATGCAGAATTTGATACGGTTGTTTCTTTTAGTAGAAAGAAAATTTCAGATTTTGAAAACAACCTAAGAGGGGCTTGGCAATGGAGTCAAAATCTAAATAAGGAACTTATTAAAAATGTTTTAGGGAAAAATCTTATTTTGTTTGGTGAATGGTTAGTTCCACATACAGTAGTATATCCACAGGAAAGATATAAAAATGCTTATTTTTATGATGTATTTGACACAGAGAGTGATAAATATTTAAAGCAAAACGAAGTTAAAGATATAATTTATCGTTTAAATCTAAATTATGTTCCTGTTTTTTATGAAGGAACTTTTGAATCTTGGGAATGTGTAAACCAATTTGTTGGTAAAACTGATTTAGGTGGAGAATATGGTGAAGGAATTGTTGTAAAAAATATGTCAAGAATTAATAGTATTAATACAAGATTTCCCTTTTATGTAAAAATTGTTGCTGATAAATTTGCTGAAAGAAAATCTGTAAAAAAGTTTGATAATAAGAAAATAGAGGAACAAACAAAACTGCAAGCTATTGTTGAATCGGTTGTTACAGAAGCGAGAGTAAGAAAATTAATACATAAAATGGTCGATGAAGGTATAATTCCTGAAAAATGGAATGAAAAAGATATGTCTACAATAGCTAAAAATATTGGAAAGGCAGTTTATTATGATTGTGTAAAAGAAGAATCAGAAGTAGTAGAAATGGTAGGGTATTTATTTGGTAATTTAGCCAATAAAACTGCGATGAGAATTGTAAAAAATAATTTGCTTTCTAAACAGTGATTAATAAAACTTATGATTTAAAAGGAGAATATATGAGTGCTGCATTTGCGTTAATAAAATTTAAAAACACAGGCAATATTTATTATGGTTGTTATGAAGGGAGTACAGGTGTATTAATACCTTTTATTTGCACACCAAAAGAATGTTACAATATACAGGATGAATATTATAGTCCGATTGATTATTGTAGAAATTTAGATAAAAAAAGTGAAACTTGGAAAATTCCGAATAATATTATAGATTTAGAAGAAGTTGAGATTTATTCTGATTATGGAAATGGTTTTTATTGGCAAGGAAATGGAAGTGAATCTATCAAAATGATAGAAAATTATTTAATGCCTTGGGAATCAGATATTGAAATAGTAAATGGACAACCAAAATGGGTTAAAGATTTCTTAAAAGGAGAAGAGCATAATTAAGAATATTTTACAAATGGTCAAACTTTTCAATGTATTAAAACCAAAAACTCAAATATTACTTGTAATTAAGAAATGTAAAAAACCAAAAGTGATAAAATTTAAAAATGGTAGTTCAATCACTATTATAAAAGAAAAAGAAAGTCTTAATAAAAGAAGTAAAAGAAGTTTACTTACTAAACTTTTTAATTCTGATGGAAGTGTTGAATATGTCTTAAATCGAGAAATGTTTGATGAAATAATAAATGACTTCAGAAAATAAACATAAGGAGAAAAATTTAATGGATAAAACAAATAATAAGAGGTCGCTTAAAATAACTCGCTGTGTCGGAGAAGGGTTAGGTACTTGCAAACGTTGCTATGAACTTAAAGGTTGGAATCGTAACTGGTATTCATTTTTATACAAAATTGAAGGTTACGATGGCTGTTACTGTAGCGACTGCGTAAAAGCAATTCAAAAGGAGAATCAAGATGCGATGTAGAATAAAAAATGATTAAGTTTTATTGTAATAAATGTGGCATAGAATTAAAAGTAGAAAATCGCAGAAAAGTAAGAATGCTAATAAGTTTCTACAGGGAAATTAATTTGGATTTCTGCGAAAATTGTTTTAAAGAGGTTATTGGTGATATTGAATATTGTGAACCAATAAAAAAGAAACAGAACATAAGAAAAGACTTGAAGAATGGAAAGTAGAAAGGAGTAAAAATAATGCTTGACTTAAAATTGAAACCTTGTCCTTTTTGTGGTGGTTTTCCTAAAATTATTGTTTGTGATGATGAAGGCAATATTCATTCAGAAGACTATATAGATAATCCTTATAGTGGAATTGGATTTATGTTAGAACACAATATAGAGGACAATCCAAACTGTCCTATTGCTAATCATAGTGATGAACCATGTGGTTGCACGATATATGATACATTAGATGAGTTTGTGAACACTTGGAATAACAGATATAAAAACGCAGAATCTGTGTCAGGGAATTGGATTATTAAGTTTCAATAAGTAGATAGAATCTCTACTAAAATCATTGTAGTTCAACCTAAAATAAATGTCTTAAATATAATGTGGTGTAGTACATACAACAAATGAAAGCGAGTGATAAGATTGTTAGCAAGACTTAAAGATGGAACATACGAGTTTTTTAGAGATGAAAATGACTTAATAAATCTTATTGAAGATAGGCTCGGCAAAGATATTTCAGATGAAATAAAATCTATTATTGAAGATTCAAAAAATGAATTGTGTGAATTACAGAATGAATTTGAACTTGAGCAAGATGACGATATATACGAGTTAGAATCTGCATTAGATGATATTCGTGATTTAGCAGATGATTTAATAGATGAACTTTCAGCTTTGCCTAAACTACAAGAAAAAGTAAAGGAAATTAAGTGTTTGGCACTTTGTTAAAGGAGAACAATAAATGAGAAAGAAAGTAATAGCATTAGTTATTAGTTTAGGATTATTAATAACTTTAGTCGGATGTGATGATGATATTCTTCAAGAGGAAAGTTGTTACTATGGAAACTCTATGTTTATAACCGTTGAGCAAGCAGAAAATTGGAACATTGTTTATCATAATAAGACTAAAGTTATGTATGTTGTATCAAATAGTGGTTATAACCGTGGCGACTTTACATTGCTTGTTGATGCAGATGGTAAACCTATGCTTTATAAAGGGGAATAAAAGAATGAATGATAATTTAAAATCTTGTCCATTTTGTGGTGAAAGCTATGTATATATTAGAACTTTGAAAACTCGAAATGATATTTTATGTAATCCTCATATTTATTGCCCTGATTGTGGACTTATCTTTTTATATGATTACGGTGATACTGAGGAATCTGTACTTATAAGAAAATGGAATAAAAGAACTAAAAATATATAAATAATTGGAGGACAAAATGACAAACAGAGAATACATAAAAAGTTTACCAATAGAAAAGCTTGCTAAAATCATTATTATAGAAGAACAATATGACGATATGATATTTTATGTTGCATCAAATGGGAATAAATTTATATCTCGTGATGATGCGATAGATGAAAATATAGAATGGCTTAATAGTAAAAGAAACGGCAAAAGTTATTTGGAAACTCTGTTTAGTTTGTAATTATAAAGAATAATAAAAAATTAAAGGAGTATCAATATGAAAATTTTAATTAAATCAATAAGCAATCCTGAAGTTCCTTATCCAGAAGAGCCTGAAAAGAAAAATATATCGGCTTATTTTAAGTATGATGAAAGACATAATTGCTATTATATTATGATTGTTGTTATTCAAGAATTAGTTGATTTTTTTGAAGATATTGAAAAGGTTGAGAATAATATGTTCGAAGGGTTTGTGTTTAGACGGGCAGAGGCTTTTGAAATAGAAAAATATGGCTATTATTGGGTGCTTGAAATATATAATAATTGTAGAGAATAATATGAAAAATAAAGGGGATATTAAAATGCTATATTTAGATAATGCTGCAACAACAAAACCTAATCTACCAGTGTTAAATGCAATAATCAAAAGTTTTCAAGATTATTATAACCCATCTTCTCTTTATTCTTCTGCAAAATGTGTAAAAGAGAAAATAGAAAAAGCAAGAGAATACGTTGCTCAATCTATTAACGCAGAACCTAATGAAATTTATTTCACAAGCAGTGGAAGTGAAGCCAATACTTGGGCTATAAGAGGTTTTTTTGATAGTCAAGCACCTACCGTAGATAGAGTCTATTGTTTCTATTCAAAAGCAGAGCATAAATCAATTACATCAACAATGTCAAACATAGAAAAACAGGATAGATTTAATCATTATTTTGATTTCAAAATTTCTGTTAATAAAGAAGGCTTTGTCGAAAAAGAGGCATTGATAAATGAATTTGAGGATATTAATTACTATAATACAAAAAAGATTCTTCTACCAGTTTTGGTAAGTATTCAATATGTAAATTCAGAGTTAGGAACAATTCAAAATATTAAAGAATTAGCTGAAGTAGCACATAAATATAATGCAATTTTTCATTGTGATGCTGTGCAAGCATACGGACATATTCCAATAGATGTTAAAGAATTAAATGTAGATATGATGAGCTTTAGCGGTCATAAAATAGGCACACCAAAAGGCATAGGATTTCTTTATGTAAAGAATGGTATAGAGATTGCCCCTTTAATATATGGAAGTCAAGAAAATGGTATGCGTGGTGGTACTGAAAATGTGCCTTATATAATTGGTTTAGGTGAAGCTGCCAAATTGGCAAGAAAAACTGTAATAAAACAAAATGAGTATGTTGATAGTGTAAGGAAATATTTAATACAACAACTAAAAGAAAATTTTGATTGTACAATAAACACACCTGAAAAATCAGTATCTAACATTGTAAATATTACATTTAATCATAATATAACAGGTGAAAGCTTGGTTTATATGTTGGATATGGCAAATATTTATATTTCAACAGGTTCGGCTTGCAATTCACATAGCAATAAGCCTTCGGCTACATTAAAAGCAATAGGACTTACAGATGAACAAGCACTTAAAACAATAAGAATTTCATTACCAAATGACAATTCTATTACCGAATCTAATATTGATATGTTTATAAATGAGCTCATTAAATGTGTAAGTCTTACTGATAAAGATTTTAAAAGGAGAAATTAATGTTTAGGGTATATGATAAAAAGAAAAAGAAATTTTTATATGATAATGTGTTTCTTGGCAGTGATGATGTGATATTTAAGTATAACTGTGGTTTTTTTAAATCTTATTTAAGAGTATTGTCCGCAAATAGATATGTTTTTCAGAATTGTATTGAAATTCCTGATGTAAATGACCGTCTTATTTTTGAGGGAGATGAAGTAAAATATAAACTTGATTCTAAAACTGTTCAAGGTATAGTGAGTTATGTTTCTCAAATTGCTTCTTATATGGTCATAGACCATAAAGACCAAATTTGTTATCCAATAAGAGCAAACGGTGATGGAATAAATGTTGAAATTGAGGTTATTGGAAATGTTTTTGAATACAATAATGAAACTTAATAGAATTTAGGAAGGATTTGAAGATGAAAACTTTTATAGTTTTAAAGAATAAAGAAAATTATATAGAAATAGTCAGTACAAGAAAAGGTGGTTGGATGCGTGAATATCAAAGATTTCTTGATGAAGGATTTAAAGATATAGGAAAAATTCAAACTGATATTGTTGGCAAAAATGTAGATTATTTGATAGATGATTTGCTTTTGAGGGAGCAATATATAAATAAAATTAAAAAATTAGTTAAGAGGTAATTATGAATAATTTTACAATATATCTTGCTGGTGCTATGACAGGGTTGACTTTTAAAGCGATGACAGATTGGCGAATAAAAATCAAACAAGAACTACTTAAAACCTCGGCAAAAAGTTTAACTGTAATAAATCCTGTTGATTACTATAATTTTTCGTACCCTCAACATGACACAGAAAGAGAGGTGATGGAATATGATTTATGGAGATTAAAAGGTTCGGATTTAGTTGTTGTAAATTTCAATAATCCTGACAGCATAGGTACATCTATGGAGTTAATGTGTGCTAAAGAAAACAATATACCAATAATAGGCTTGTATGAAGATAATTACTATGCCGATATGCACCCTTGGCTGAAAGAATGTTGTAATAAAGTTTTATTTACAATGAAAGATTTAATAAATTATGTTTCTGAATTTTATTTAATGGAATAAAAAAATATTTAAAAAATTTCATTTCAAACTTATAATTCATACCTCAAAAAACAGATATATATAGTGTACGATTTTTCGTGCAAAATTTCAGAAAGGTGGTTGTTTAAATGGCAACAAATACAAAAAATAACATCAAGAAAAAAGATTGGGTATCAACATTTACTTTGGTTGGCAAGGCTATTGTTAGAGATAATTCATTTGAGATTGATGCTCAATCTAAGAAATCGAATTGGGTTTACAACTCTTTGAATCTTGGTATTGATTGTGGAGAAAAGTATGGTGTAATTTACACATCAATGATGGGTGGCTATGACAAACAGAGAACAGACAATGTTATTCGTACAAAGGGTAAAGATGAAGAAAATTCAGATAGAACAGATTATACAAAGAGTATAGTAGTTGCATGGGAAGATAGATTTAACGAAGATATTCTTGCTACTGTAGGAAATGACCAATTCTACTGTGTAGGTCTGGAAAGGGTAGCTGAAGGAGAGCATAAAGGTAAAACATTTTATAAGAATTTTCTTAGTACATATGATGCCATTGCTTATATTAAAGAACATATTGTTAATGGGATGATAGTAAGAGTTACTGGTGACCTTAATTACAGTAAGTATCAAGGTAATGTACAGGTTAAGAAGAATATTAAAAGTATTGTTTTGAGTAGTGCTGAAAGTGAAAATGATTTTAAGGCAACCTTTAGACAATCTATTCTTATAGATAAGGAATCAGCAAGTTTGAAAAATATTGATAAGGATAAAGGCATTATGTATGTAGACGCCAAAGTTCTCGATTATGTAAAGGAGATAAATGGAATAGAGTATAGAGGAAATTATCCATATACAAAAACATTTGAATTTAAAATGGATTTTTCCAATGAAGCTTTAACAAGAAAAACTTTTAATGTTTTGTTTAAGGTGAAGAAAGGTTATACACAGATTACTTTTGAAGGAATGTTTATTGAAGGTGGAGCTACTGTAATGCCAACTATTGATGATATTCCAGATGATATTAAGGAACTTATAAATATTGGTTGTTATACAGAAGAAGAAGCTTTGAAGCTTTGTGCTACAAATGGTAAGAATGAAAAAAGAATGGTTCTTATCAAGCCTTATATTCGTAAAAGATATAATGATGATGGCACAACAACTAATATTATACAAAGATTTGAAGAAAGATATACTGACGAAGATTTGTATATTGACATTCCTGAGATGGCAGACAATGCAAATGAAGTAGCAGATAAGACTAATTTTGATAATATCATAGATAGTTCTAAGTCCGATGATAAAGATGATAAAGCGGAGGATTCTGAAAATGATATGTCTTGGCTTGATGAAATTTAAGTAAAAATTCTAATAATTTAAAATTCTAATTTTATAAGCAATATTTGTCTATATATAGTGTGTTTAATTATAATAATATACTATATATAGTACACAAATTTAAATAAAATAACAAGTAAAAGTAGAAAGAGGTAATTAAATGAAATATGGTTGTAAAAATAAGTTAAAGGTAAATCCGCTTGCCTATAATCTTATGCTAATAGGAGAATCGGGCATAGGAAAAACTACTGTAATCAAAGAATATTGCGATAGGCTTGCACCTGATAAATATATATTCTTGGAATGTGGTAAAGAAGATGGTGCTGATGCTATTGAGGGGATTAATTATATAAATTGTCCTGAATGGGATATGGATTATGACGAAAATACAAATAGCGTTGGATTTGCTACATTTATAGATGATGTTGTAGAGAATAGAACTACTGAATGGGCAGATTTGAAAGTAGTTGTAGTTGATACATATGACGAGTTGTTTGCTATTGCCGAACCAGAAGTTATTCGTATGCACAATAGGCAAAATCCCGATAAACGAGTAGATTCGATAAAAGCTGCCTTTGGTGGATTTCAAGGGGGCGAAGATAAAACATTAGAAATTGTTTTGGACAAGTTATGGGAACTAAAGCATATGGGTATATGTTTTATACTTATAGGACATACTAAAACCCGAAATATGACAGACCCAGTAACAGGACAAGAATATCTTCAGCTTACAACAAATCTTCCGCAGAAATATTTTAATGGAATAAAAACTAAAGTTCATATTCTTGGTGTTGCAAGCATAGACAGAGAAATCGTAAAAGAAAAGACAGGCAAAAAAGATTTTGTTACTAAAAAGGATATTGAAAAGGGTGTTGTAACAAATCAGACAAGAAAGATTACTTTTAGAGATGATAATTATGTTATAGACAGTAAATCTCGTTTCGCTGATATTGTACCAGAAATTCCACTAAATTCCGATGCACTTGTAAACGCCATAACCAATGCAATAACAGCAGAAATGAATAAGTCTAACACAAATAAATCCTTTGATGAAATAAAAAAAGAACAAGAAGCAGCGGAAGCTGAGAATCTTTTAAAATTAGCCGAAAAGGAAAAGATAAATAAAGAAAATAAAGAAATAGAAGAACTTAAATCTAAAATTGTTGAATATGTCACCGAGAATAAAACCAATATGGCTGTCGTAAAACCAATTCTTGAAAAGTGTGCAGAATATGGCTATAAGAATCCTATGCAAATTATAGACTTGGAAGCTATGAAAGCTGTCGCAGCAATGATTGAACAATAATTAAACTGAATGTCCTCTTGTCTGCAATATTAGTAGCTAAATTAGTATTGCAGACAAAGTAAGGGGTGATAAATTATAGAAAAGGAAAATCAAGAATGGGATAAACTTTATAATTTTGTAAAATCTGATATTTTTGCATATCAAAATGAAGAATTACCTTCTAATATAGTTATAAAACTTAAAAAGTTGGCTACTAATGGATATACTAACAAGATTATTTATTCATATAGTGTAATTTATATGGCATTTAAGTCTTGCTTTAGTACAATAAGATATGCAATGAGTAGTAAAACTTTTAATGATGATATACACAAATTTAATTATATAATAAAAATTGTTAAACCTCGTATTGTTGAAATAGATAAAAAAATAAAGATTCACGATAAAAGATTAAAAGAAAAGGAAGGAATTATAGATGAAGCGTTATATAAAAGTTTAGATATAGAAAAGTTTCAATCTCGATACACAAGAAAAACGAAAGAATATCACAACAAAATTTTTGATGATATTTGGTAAGAGGTGTTTAGTTGGCTGGAGAAATTTGTAAAATAACACCATTTATGCAAGAACAAATTGAAACTTATAAAAAGGTAAAAGATTATAAGGTAAATTGTGAAGCTAATATAGTTTCTTGTATTTATAAAAATCCCAATCTTATACATAATGTAAATTTGAAAATAAATGAGTTTTCACACAATATATGGCGTGTGTATTATCAAATTGCATATGACATTGTATTAAGAGAGTTCAAAGATGTTCTTGATGATATAACAGTAGGTTTGTATCTTGAAAAACATAATAAATTAAAAGAGAAGTTTAATGAATATGGTGGTTATAGCACGATAGAAAGTGCTTGTGGATATGTTCAAACCTCAAATTTCAATGGATATGTTGACGAATTAAGAAAATGGAATGTAGTAATTGAATTATGTAAAAAAGGATTTCCTGTTAAAGATAATCTTAGTCATTATGTAGATTGTACAGCCGAAGAAATATATTCAGAATTTGAAGCCTTACTTAATGATACATTCGTTAATGTAGATTCTGAAATTAAATCTTATGATATTTGTTATAAGATTGATGAACTTATTGAAAAAATGGATAAAGGTATGTTTATCGGTATGCCTTATTATAACATACCTACTTTAACACAAGAAACAGGAGGACAAGTATTAGGCAATATTACTTTGGTTGGTGGACTTTCAAATGTAGGTAAATCAACTTTCTGCCGAACAGTTACCATTCCAGAAATCATAAAGAATGACGAAAAAATAATCATTATGGTTAATGAAGATTCTTATGAGAAATGGCAAAGAGAACTATTAGTATGGATATGTAATAACATTTTTAATTTTGATATTCAAAAATATGTAGTTCGTAATGGTAATTATACAGAAGAAGTTAAAAATGCTTTATTGAAATCTGCTGAATGGTTAAAAGAAAATACTAAAAATCATACGGTAACAATTATTCCTTTTAATAACTATCAAACACAAAAAGCTATTAAAGTAATTAAAAAGTTTACAAATATGGGAGTTAAATATTTTTTACTTGACACTTTTAAAATGGATAGTGGTAGAGTAAATGAAAATAGTTGGCTTGCAATGCAACAATCTATGGTAGATATTTTCGATACAGTTAAATCTGAAAGTTTAAATGTTCATATATTAATTACATTTCAGCTTAATAAAGGTAGTGTTCATCAAAGATATTACACTCAAGATAATATAGGTATGGCAAAAAATATTGTAGACCCAGTTTCTACTTGTATTATGATTCGAGATGTGTACGATGATGAATATGCAGGTGAAAGCAAAGAACTAAAAGTATATCGTTTAGATGGTAAAAATAAACGAACTAAAATAGAAGTAACACTTGATAAGAATAAGCGGTATCAAATATTGTTTTTAGTGAAGAATAGAGAGGGTGCAGCGAATACTTATCAGATTGTTTTGGAACATGATTTATCAAGAAACATTATCAATGAAATTGGTATAACTCAAGTTCTACCTGATTTTTAATAGTAGGGGTGATAGAAATAGATACCATATCTTTAAAAAAATATATAGTTAAAAATAATAAGATTGAATTTATTTTACAAGAAATTGGTTGTCATAATATTAAATATCACCCCTTAAAAAATTATTACACTTGTTCTAATTATAATGGTGATAACCCAACAGCTATAAATGTATTCAATGATGATTATATTAAAGTTGTTAATTGGACACGCAGTAGAAATTTTGACAAAGCTTCAGATATTATAACTTTGGTAGAATATAACAAGAATTACTCTTTTTTAGAAGCATTAAAATTTTTACATAAAATATTAAAGTTAGAATATAATGGATATTCTAAGAAAAATGAAATAAAAGTTAAAAATCCTTGCGAACTTTTCAAGAGAATTAAAGATAGTGTGAGAGGAAGGGGCTTCGATGTTAATGAAATTAATTATTTAGATGAAGATTTATTAGATGATTTTATTCCATTACTTCATATTAATTGGTTTAAAGAAGGTGTAATGCCTTGGAGTGCTGATAAATTTGGATTGTCTTATTCTTATAAACGAAAAAGAATTGTAGTTCCTTTAAGACATTGGATGACTGGCAAATTATTAGGAACTAATATGAGAACAGTGATACCAGAGTATTTAGAATTAGGCATAAAAAAGTTTCTTATAACTCCTTCATATCCTAAAAGCTTAAATTTATTTGGGTTATATGAAAATTATGAATCAATTCAGAAAGCTGGGTATGTAGTAATTTTTGAATCCGAAAAAAGTGTTATTAAGCGAGATAGTTTAAATGATTCTACTTGTGTTGCACTTTCAGGACACACAATATCAGATGAGCAAATTAGGATATTGATAGGATTAAATGTAGATATTATAGTTGCACTTGATAAAGATATACCTATTGAAGAAGTAAGAAATATATGTAGTAAATTCTATGGTGTAAGAAATGTTTATTATATATGGGATAAATGGAATTTACTCGGTAAGAAAGATAGTCCTGCGGATTCTTTAAATAAAGTATATCAGTTTTTAATAAACTACAAGGTTAAATATGATGATTTTGAGCATAAAGAATATTTGAAAGGTTTAAAAAAGAATTAAAAATAAAGGGGAATATAAATGATTAATACTGAATTAATAAGAGCGCAAATTGAAACTTCAGAGAATTGGCGTGGATGGTGTAAAAAGATTCCTGAATTGCATTTTGACAGCGATTGGAATGTTAGGATTATACCTCCATTTGCAGGTGCATTAACTCGTTTTGTAATTTCTAAAAATAATAAAAGTGTATCAGTATATTTGGATGGATATTCAAAGCTTGGTTTTATGTATGATGAAAATGACAATCCTATCCTTTATTTTGAAATTTATCCTTCGCCTGATTCAGATACAAGAAGATATTTTTTAAATGAAACTGAGAAAATGATGAATGATATAAGAGAGGTTTTGAATAGTTAAGTTATTAAACAAAATTATGAAATTAAAAAGGTTAAAATAAGGAGTAATACATATGTGTATAACAAAGCTTTTGCAAGGCGATTGTCTGGAATTGATGAAGAAAATTCCTGATAATTCGGTTGATATGATTTTATGTGATTTACCTTATGGAACAACAAAAAATAAATGGGATGTTATTATTCCTTTTGAAGCTTTATGGGAAAGATACAATCATATAATCAAAAAAAATGGTGTGATTGCATTATTTTGCGATGGTTTATTTATGGCTGAGTTAATGAGGTCAAATAAAAAAATGTGGAGGTATAACCTTATATGGGATAAACAAAGAGGTTCTGATTTTTAAAATGCCAATGTTAAACCATTAAAATGTCACGAAGAAATCTCAATTTTTTATAAAAAGAAGCCTACATATAATAAACAACTATGGTATTCTATACCATATAAGCGTACTAAAAATGGAAGTTTATCAGATAATTATGGTAATAGAAAGACTGCATATACAGAATCTTTGGATGGGGCGAGAAATCCGTTATCTATTTTAAGTTATTCAAAAGATGGAAGTAAGTTACATCCGACACAAAAACCAGTTGCATTAATGGAGTATTTAATAAAAACATATACAAATAAAGGCGACCTCATTCTTGATAATTGTATGGGTTCTGGTACAACAGGTGTAGCTTGTGTAAATACTAATAGAAATTTCATTGGTATGGAATTAGATGAAAACTATTTTAATATTGCTAAAGATAGAATAGAAAAAGCGAAAGAAGGTGAAATATGTCAAGGTTATCAAAAGAACAATTAGCAGCTTTAATGAAAAAAGAAAATGTAACTCGACTATGGTCTTGGAGCAAGGTAAATACATTTTTAACATCTAAATATGAATATTTTTTAAAATACATAAAGCATATCTCAGAAGATAAGACAGATTGTGTTTATGCACCGCTTGGCAGTATTTGTCATTCCACACTTGAAAAGTATTATACAAATCAGATTAAATATGATGATATGATAACTGATTTTGAAGATGGTTGGACTATGAATATTGATGTCCTTAATCTGAAATTTGACAGAAATGATGAAAAGAAAAATAAAAGTATTTCTGAAAAATATAAATATAATCTTGAATATTTTTTCAAACATCATAATCCAATAGAATATAAAACTAATATTGAAAAGTTTGCTTCGGTTAAAATAGGTGAAAATTTGTTTCAGGGATATTTAGATTGCTGCTTTAGAGATGAAAATGGCAATGTCAATATCATAGATTTTAAAACTTCAACAAAGTTTTCTGGAAAGACGATAGAAGAAAAGGCAGGACAGTTAGTAATCTATGCTATGGCGTTGATTCAAGCTGGTATACCTATTGAAAAAATAAAAATTGGTTTTAATTTTCTTAAATATTGTACTGTTGAGTATGAACAATCTAATGGTGCTAAAAAAGCAAGAGATATTGAACGATATAAGATTGGCGATTCTTTAAAAAGTAATGTCAAGATGTGGCTTAAAAAGAATGAATATTCCGAAAAAGAAATAGAAAGTTATTTAAATATGTTGATAGAAACAAATGATATTACTTGTTTGCCGAAAGAAATTCAAAACAAATATGTCTTTTCAGATTGTTATGTTTATGTTCCATTGACACAAAAACTTATAGATAAATGGAGTAGAGATATTGTCGCTACAATTAAAGATATTGAAGCAAGAGAAAAAGATTATCAACAAAATCAAAATGAGAAAATATTTTGGGATAATGAAGAAGATATAAAGAAAGAAAGTTATTACTTTTCTACTTTATGTGGATATAGCGGTACTATACATAAACCTTACGGCGAATATCTTCAAAAGTTAAAAGACAAAGAAAATGGTAAAGAAAATTTATTTGACGGTGTCGGTAGTGATGCTGAGAAAGATGTATCTAATGAAAGTATGTCAGAATGGTACGATTTAAGTTGGTTGGATAATGTTTTGTGACGAAGAACAGGGAAAAGGAGTAATAAAAACAAATAAATGGTAATGTGATAATTACAAAATTGTTGGGAGTAAAGCAGCAAATGATTAAGGAATATGAAAATTATCATAAACACGATTCTATATCGAACATATTTACCCCAGACACCCATATTAAAACAATAGATTATATTAACAGAATAAAAGAATTAGGTTATGGTTGCTATTATACAACAAATCATGGGTCTGGTGGAGATGTTTTTGAATCTTTAACCTTGTGTAGACAAAATAATATTCGTTGTTTATATGGGATAGAAGGATATATAGTAAAAAATCCATTAGAAAAAGATAAAAGAAATTATCATATAGTAATTATTCCTGTTGATAATGTAGCAAGAAAAAAAGTTAATTTGATGGTTAGCAGAGCAAATATAGATGGCTTTTACTATAAACCAAGATTCTTTATAGAGGATTTATTAAAGTTAAATCCAAATGAAGTATATATTACTACGGCTTGTGTTGCAGGTATTTTAAAAGATGAAGATTCAATTAGAAATATTTTTATACCATTAATGCAACATTTTGGAAAGAATTTATTTCTTGAAGTACAAAACCATTGCGAAGAAACTCAGATAACTATAAATAAAAAATGTTTATTGTTATCAAAAAAATTCAATCTTAATCTTATTGCAGCTAATGATAGTCATTATATATATCCAGAACAAGCGAAAGATAGATTAGATTTCTTAAAAGGTAAGGGAATTGATTATGGTAATGAAGATAATTATTTATTAGATTTTCCTGATTATGATACTATGGTTAATAGGTTTAAAAATCAAGGTGTTTTAACTGATGAACAAATAATTGAAGCAATGGCAAATACGCTTATTTTCAGAAATTGTGAAGATATTGATATTGACAAGAATATTAAAATGCCAAGCATATATCCTAATTTTACACCAGATGAAAAAATAAATGAACTAAAAAAACATATTGCTAAAAAGTTTAAAGTTATTGCCAAGCAAGAAAACATTGCTGGGGATGAGTTAAATATGTATAAGCGTGGTATCGTAGATGAAATGAAAGTAATCGAAGATACAAAAGAAATAAACACAGCAGATTATTTCTTGCTTAATGAAAAGTTAGTTGACTTAGCAGTCAATAAATATAATGGCGTTTTGACAAAAACAGGGCGTGGTTGCTTTACAAAAGATGCACTTGTGTATACAAAAGAAAAAATAAAAACTTTGGATAATGTAAATATCGGCGATGAAGTACTCTCATCTGATGGTAAGTGGCATAAGGTATTAAATACATTTTGCTATAATGTTGAAGAGCCAATGATTGAATTTGAGTATTACAGACAAGGAAGTTCATATAAAAAATATAAGAATATATGTACCTTAGACCATAAAATTTTAATTAATAGAAACAATAATATTAATTATGTTGAAGCTAAGGATTTATACATAGGTGATTTGCTATGTTCACCAAAAATAAAACAAGAAGATAAATTTGATGAAATTATTATTGATTTAAATAAATTTAATAATTTTGGTTTTGAATATGATGATAATTACATTTATGAGATTGTACAGAATAATGAAAGGTATAAATATAGCCCAAAATGGTGTGAGAAAAATATTGGCATAAGTAATGCATTTTGCAAAAAAGTTATAAACGGATATAGACCAAATAGTGTCAAGGGAATTAATATAGCTAATAAATTGTTATCAAGTACACCTTTCAAAACCTTAGAACAATATGTAAAATATTGTTCTAAAAGAGGAAGAGTGCAAAGAAAAATAAAACGATATATTAAATTAGATTATATAGTAAATACATTTATCGGTCTGATGTATGGCGATGGTTGGACAATCCGTAATAATTCGATTGGATTGGCTGTGAATAGAACTACTAAAAATGTATTTAATAGAAAGATATTTTATAAAATGGTAGACAAATTAGGTGTTGGCGAGTTTGTTTATGTTGATAAGTCGAAAGATAAAAATTTAGACCAACTTATTATAAGTAGTAAAATTGTAACAAATTGGTTTATAACTGATTTTTTTAAATCAAAAAAGGGTAAAGATAAAAGTTTTAATATAGAATTATTTAATCAAAATAAAAAGTTATTAAAATGGTTGTATATTGGATTAAATAAGTCTGACGGAAGTTCAAATCTTAAATCTAATAAAATAAGTTATGATACAACATCATTATCTATAGTTAGTGCTTATAAAACATTAGATAATATAGTAAATAACTCTACTCCACTTGCCTTAGATGTAAGACTTCCTTATATTGATAATCGAGGTTTTAATAATAAAGAATCTTATAAATTAAGACGACCAATAAAAATAACTAAAAAATCTTTAATTAAACAAGATGATAACTATTGGTATCTTCCTATAACAAACATTATAATTCATAAAAACATGAAAACAAAAGTATATGATTTAAAAATAAAAGACAATCATAGTTATACTATAAATAATATAATTGTGCATAATTCTTGTGGTGGCTTCTATATCAATAAGATACTTGGTATGACTCAATTAGATAGATTTAAACTTGATATTAAATTATATCCAGAACGATTTATGAGTACAGCAAGACTTCTTGAAAATCATGCACTTCCTGATATTGATTATAATGTAGTATCACAAAAACCATTTGTTAAAGCTGCCAAAGAGTTGCTTGGTGAATATGGTTGCTATCCTATGATTGCTTACGGAACTATGCAAATAGGCGAGGCTTTTCGTAATGTATGCAGAACTCATGGACTTGAGTACGATGAATATAATGAAATTGCAAAAGAAATAGAAATTTATATTGATGATAATAAGTGGAAACCATTTATTGATGAAGCTAATAAATATGTAGATACCGTTGTGTCAGCTTCTATTCACCCATGTGCTTACCTCTTAGATAATAAAAATTTACAAGAAGAATATGGTGTGGTAAGAATTGGCGATAATATTTGTGCCATGATTACTTCTGGTGAAGCAGACGAATATAAAATGCTCAAAGATGATTTTCTTCTTGTAACGGTATATAAGCTTATAGATGAAACATTCAAATTAATTGGAAAACCAATTATAACAGTTAAAGAATTATTTGAATCATTAAATGATAATATCTGGGATATTTTTGAAAAAGGACTGACTTGTACTTTAAATCAAGTAGATGGTGAGTGGGCAACCTCGCTTTTAAAAAAATTTAAACCAAAAACAATTTCAGATATGGCAATGTTTGTTGCTTGTTTAAGACCATTTTTTGAGCCTTGGAGAGATGGATTTATTAGAAGAGATAAATTTAGTACAGGTTCTTCTTACTTAGATAAAATATTAACTTCTACAAAATCATATATTATATTTCAAGAAAATTTAATGCAATATTTTGAATGGCTTGGTGTAACACCAGCAGAATCTATTGGTTTGATTAAAAAAATATCTAAGAAAAAAATTCATCCCGAAGATTTTAGAGCATTAGAAAATCGAATTAAACTTAAGTGGGTTGAAAATACTGGTTCTATTGATAATTTTGATGAAACATGGGCTATGATTCAAAGTTGTATGGCTTATGGATTTTGTGTATCTGGTAATACAAAACTTCTTAGAAACCGGAACGGCAACGGTTATGTTCCAACCGTAGAAGAAATGTATAACATCAAGAATAATCGTCAGTATGCTTTGAAAAACGGTCATTTAAGTCTATATAAGAAGTATAGAAGTTATGGTTATGGTAAAGGGCTGTCTTTATATGATGATGGTATGTTGCACGAAAATGATATTGAAGATATTCATTTTACTGGTATACGTATGGCTTATCGTGTAACCACAGAAAGTGGAGCTACTATTGACTGCACAGATAATCATAAGTTCCCTACACCAAATGGTACTTTTAAATTAAAAGAATTAAAGCTCGGAGATTGTCTATATGTAAACAAGCGATATGAAAGAGGCTTGATGGTTGATATAGAGAAAATTGTTTCTATTGAATATATCGGAGAAGAAAATGTATATTCTATAACAATGGCTGCTCCAAATCATACATTCGTAGTAGATAGTGGAATCGTAACAAGCAACTGTTCAGCCCATGCTGTTGCAACGGCTGTTGATAGTTTATATGGCGCATACTTGAAAGCAAATTATCCATTAGAATATTATACAGTGGCTTTATCAAACTATGCTGATGATACAGATAGAACGCATAAATTAGTCAACGAATTATCTTATTTTAATATAAAACTATTGCCAATCAAATTTGGTAAATCATCTTCTGAATATACTATCGAAAAAGAAACAAATTCAATCTACAAAGGAATAGAATCTATCAAATATTGTAATTCTAAAATTGCAGAAGAATTATTAGAATTATCAAAACAGAAAGATTATAAAACATTTATTGAACTATTAGATGATATAACAGCAAAAACCAGTATAAACTCAAGACAGTTAGAAATCCTAATAGGATTAAACTTCTTCTCTGATTTCGGAAACAATAAATATCTTTTAAATATTTATAACCTTTATAATGGAATTAAAGAAAAAGGAAAAACAATTTTACCTTCATTTAGAAATTGCAGTGTTATTTCTAAAAAGAATATAGATAATTATTCTACATATGGTTTATCTGAATATCTTGTAAAAAAATATTCTAACAAAGAAACTCAATCTCAATATAGAGAGATAGATAATATAGGTTTGTTATCTGAGCTTTGTAATAAGATAGAGAATAAGTCTATGAATGTTGTTGAACAAATGAAATTTGAAAAAGAATATCTACAATATATAGAGTATACTAACCCTAAAGTTTCAGATAATTATTATGTAGTTGTTGATTTCAAAACTTATAAAAATTCTACTCAACCTTATTTAATAGTAAGGAATATCTCATCAGGTGAAGAACTTAAAACGAGAATTAAGCGTGGTAACATTTATAAATCTAAGCCTTTTGGAGAGTTCTCGATATTAAAAATCTATGGATTTATTTGGGATTTTAAAAGGAAAAAAGTTGGTGACGATTGGATAATTACAGACGAAAAAGAACCGATATTAGAAGAATATGAAGTTATAAAAAATGAGGAGTAATACATATGTGCATAACAAAGCTTTTGCAAGGTAATTGTCTGGAATTGATGAAGAAAATTCCTGATAATTCGGTTGATTTAATAGTTACTGACCCACCGTATGATATTAGTTGTACAAATGGAGGAGGAAGTATTAATAATATAAAAAAATTAAATCAAAGTTTGAAACAATTAGATGAATCTGGTATTTCAAATGGTTATGATATTGAATTATTTGGTGATGAATTCATTAGAGTTCTAAAAGATATAAATATATACTTATGGTGTAATAAAACACAAATATATGATTATTTTAATTTTTATGTAGGCAAACATAAATGTAAATTTGATATTATTACTTGGCATAAGACCAATGCTCTTCCTACATATTCAAATAAATATTTAACTGATACGGAATATTGTTTGTATTTTCGTAAAGGTGGGAATCGTTGCAAACCTTCCGATTATGAAGATGCTAAAACATTTTATATAGCACCTATTAATCATAAGGATAAAAAGATATATCATCACCCAACCATCAAACCTTTGGATATTATAGAAAAATTTATAAGAAATTCTTCAAAAGAAAATGAAATTGTATTAGACCCTTTCATGGGTTCTGGTACAACAGGTGTAGCTTGTGTAAATACTAATAGAAATTTCATTGGTATGGAATTAGATGAAAACTATTTTAATATTGCTAAAGATAGAATAGAAAAAGCGAAAGAAGGTGAAATATGTCAAGGTTATCAAAAGAACAAT